TGGTGGAGTATTGGACGAGGGTAGCAATGCCGTTGGTGGGCGCGGTGCCAGCGGCGATGGTTGAGTCGATGGTTGCGCCCGCGTTGCCAACAATGCGTGAGGTCCAGTTGCCGGATTGGGAAACAGCGGGAGTGTTGGTGATGAAGGCGTTGACACCGTTGACGGCGACGGCGCCAGGGGAGGTGCCGTAGTTGCTTGGTGAGCCAAGAGCGACGCCATTCCAGCTGGCGTTGTTAACGGCAACGGTGGCGGCAATGGAGACGGGTTGGGTGACGGCCGAACCATCAACGCGCATGGCTCCGGCGGTGGTTAGGGAGAGGGGCGATGTCTGGGCGGTTGTGTAGGTTGGGGCGGCGGTGGTGACGGCGGCAAGGGCTAGATAGCCTGTTTGGCCGGATGTGGTTGAGCCTTGGGCGGCGGCAGTTGGTTGGTTCGCGGACGTGGCGGCACCAGTCGGGAGGGAAACGGTGCCGGAAATGTTGTTGATGTTATTGGTCGAGCCGGTCAGTTGGGTGGAGAATGTGCCAGTGCCAACGACCGTGGCGTTCAGGTTGGCTGCGGTTGCTTGGGAAACCGGTTGGGTGACGGAGGAGCCGTCAACGCGGAGGTTCCCGACGGTGGTTAGGGAGAGTGGATAGGAGTTGCCGGTGGTGTCGGTCGGGGCAGAGGTGGTTGCAGCGCCAAAGGCTAGGCCGCCGGTCAGGCCAGAGGTTGCGCCGCCTTGAGAGACGTTGGAGGGCTGGTTGGCAGATGTTGCCGCACCGGTTGGGAGAGAGACCGTGCCGGAGATGTTGTTGATGTTGTTTGTTGCGCCGGTTAGTTGGACGGCGAGGGTACCAGTGCCGACGATGGTGGCGTTGAGGTTCGCGGCGGTGGATTGGGAGACCTGAACCGGTGTCATCGAGGCGATGCCCTGGACGGTGAGGACGCCGGTTGCTGCGGTGCCAGCGGTGCCAGAGCCAGAGGCAACGAGGGGGTTCGAAGATGTGGCGATTTCGGTGCCTGAAGCGTTGCGGAGGTTAGTGAACAGCGCGCGATTGGCAGTGACTTGCAGGGTACCCCACTGGCCGGTGGTGAGGGCATTGTTGGTTGCGGTGGTTTGGTAGAAGCCGCCGGAGGGAGCAAAGACTGATGAGCCGGCGGTGAATGTGGCTTCGTCAGTTCCGGATGCACCGGAGCCCGAGCAATTGGCGCAGGTCATGTTGAGGTTTGCAGCGGTAGCCTGGGCGACGGTGACAGAGTTGGTGACGAAGGCATTGACGCCAGGGACGGAGACAGCACCGGGCGACGTGCCGTAGTTGCTGGGCGAGCCTAGGGCAACGCTGTTCCAGCTGGCGATGTTGTCGGAGGTTGAGACGGCGGTGGAGTTCGAGCCAGTGTTGGCGAGGGAGACTTGGACGGGGGTGGAGGAAGTGCCGATCTCGGTGCCGGATGCGTTGCGGAGGTTGACGAACGCGGCGCGATTGGCGGTGAGTTGGAGAGTTCCCCATTGGCCATTGGTTAGGGCGTTGGATGTGGCGGTTGTTTGAAAGAAGCCACCAGATGGGGCGAAGATGGAGGAACCGGCGGTGAAGGTGCCTTCGTCTGTGCCAGATGCGCCGGAGCCAGAACAGTTGGCACAGGTGATGTTGAGATTCGCCGCGGTTGGTTGCTGGACTGTGACAGCGCCGGAGATTGAGACTGGTTGGGTGACGCCGGAGCCATCGACGCGAAGGCCCCCAGTGGTGGTGAGGGAAAGGGGCGACGATTGGCCGGTGGTGTAGAGTGGGCCGCCAGTGGTGACGGCGCCGAGGGAGAGGGTGCCGGTCTGGCCAGAGGTTGTTGAGCCCTGAGCGGCCGCGGTGGCTTGGTTGGCGGATGTGGCGGCGCCGGTGGGAAGCGAGACCGTACCGGAGATGTTGGTGAGGTTCCAAGTGCCGGACTGGGCGGCTTGGGTGGCGAATGTGCCTGTGCCGACGACGGTTGCGTTGAGATTGGCGGCGGTCGGTTGAGTGACGGTCGATTGGGTGACGAAGGTGCCGGTCCCGACAACGGTGGCGTTTAGGTTGGCGGCTGTGCCTTGGGAGACGGGTTGGGTGGTGGCGGAACCATCGACCCGAAGCCCGCCGGAGGTGTTGAGGGATAGTGGCCAAACGTCGCCGGTGGTTGTGGTGGGGGCGGAAGTTGAGGCCGCGGCGAGGGCGAGAGTGCCGGTTGTGCCGGCGGTTGCTTGGCCTTGGGTCGCATTGGAGGGCTGGAGGGCGGAGGTAGCAGCGCCGGAAGGGAGGGGGAGACTGGCGGCTGAGATTGGTTGGGTGGTTTGCCAGAAGGTGCCTGAGACGGGTTGGGTTGCTTGCCAGAAGGTTCCGGTGACGGGGAAGGTGCCGCCGGTGCCGGTGACAAGCCAGGCGGTGGTGTTGGCGGTGTTGCCGGGCTGAACGGTCCAAGTGCCGGATTGGGTCGCGGCGAAGGTGGTGTTGGCGATCGATCCGCCGGCGATGTTGATGTTGAGGCCCGAATTGCCGGCGTTGACGGTGGCGGAAGTTGTGCCGTCGTAGATTTGGACCAGCGGCCAGCACGGGGCGGTGCCAGTGACGCAGTTGAAGTTGAACGGCGTGCCGGAGCCGGGGACGGTGACGTTGAGTTGGGTGGTCGTGGCTAGGGCTGGCGCGGCGAGGAGCGCTAGGGCTAGGGCGGCTGTGAGGCGGCGGATCACTCAAACTCCACAGAGTTTGTCGTCGCGCAGAGGATGGTGGTGAGGGTGGTGACGGAGGAACAAGCGGGCGGGGCAGGTGTGCCGCCGCCGGACTGGGCATCAGTGACGCCGTGAAGGGTTTGGGCGTCGGCGGCAAGGGCGAAGAACATGGCCATGACTAGCCAAAGCCAACGGTTCATTGGGAAATTTGCCAACCCCACATGGTGACTGAGGCGGTTGTGCCAGCGCCGCCAGCTGGGACGGTTAGGGTGATGGCGGTGTTGGGGTTGGTCGCGCCGACGCATTGCGGGAATGCAACGCCGAGAATGCCTTGGCCGGAAGAAACAAAAGTGTAGGTGAAGTACATTGTGCCGCCGACCACGCCGGTGATGGTGGGCTGGACGACGGCCGCGGTGGTTGTGCCGCCGGAAGAGATGACGAAGCCGCAGATGTAGTTGACCTCGCCGGGGGCAGCACTGAAGGCGGCGGAAAGTGTGCCGGTTGTGCCGAAGGATGACGCGGTGATGTTCGCGCCCACACCGCCGGAGGGAGTGATGCCTTGGGCGACAGCGGGGCGAGAAAGAAGGCCCAGGGCCATCAAGATGATGAAGCCCAATGACATCATCGAGACCCTGGGCCCTACGCCAGGAGGAATAGGACGGGAGGAAATCCCCGCTGGCGATCTCATTCTGCTGTTACCTTTCGAGCTCGGGCCATGGCGGCTTCGAGGCGGTCGGCCATGCCAATGTTGACGTTGAGGTCTTTGGTTTGCTTTCTTGAAAGGCCGACACGGTCATGGGCGTCGGCCTGAATGGCGAGGAGGTTGGAAAGTGGGAGTGGGAGGTCCTCGTCGTCGAGGATGTCGTCGATGCGTCGGCCGGCCTTAACTGCACGGGCTTGATAGGCGGCGGTCTCACGGGCGAGGAAATCGGATTCCTCGTTGAATGCCAGGGCGCGATAGTGGGCTTGGAGCTCGATGTTGGCTGGATCGCGTTTGAGCAGGCCAATCATCGCGAGCGAGAAGCCGGTCATCTGGGCGACTTCATAGTCTTTGTAAAGGCCTGAAGCGAGAAGTCGGGCGACGCGATGATGCGAGTCCTTGAGCTTTTGAAAAGGCTGTTGGACCGCCCGTTCGCGCAGATGTGACAAGTCCGCCTCGGTCAGCGGGCGGACTGAGAGAATCGTCGCTGTGCCGGGCTTGCGGTGGGCTAGGCGAGACGGCGGCATGTGAATATGAACTCCGGAGGTTTGGGCTCGGGCGGCGGCTGGGGCGAGCGGTGGATTAGATCGAACACAATTCGCGCCGGAATATCCCGTTCGCGCAGCCAAAACACCGTCGCCGGCCGCAACAAATCGCCCTTCCGAATATACTTCCTCATCTTGCCCTTCACTATGGCATGCTCCCCATTCTATGTCAAGAACTATTTACTGAGATCTACTGTACACTAAACCAAAATTTGTAATATTTGCTGGGGGGGTGTCTGGGCGCGACGAAAAGCCAAAATTTTGGCCCCGGGGGTGGCGTCTGACCATCCCCGGGGCCAATGGTGAGAGCCTAGGTCACTTGGCCTTCGACGCAGCGTTGACGCGAGCGACCAGCTGGGCAAGGCCAGCGGAGGGCGCGGCGACCGGGGCGAGAGCGGCGGCTAGGCCACGCTTGTAGCTGAAAACCAAGCGAAGGTGAGGTTCGGGCTCTAGCATGGCAGTCATCGCGCCTTCGAAGGCGGATCGCGCCTTGCCAATGGCGTAGTACAGGGCCTGAACATCATCGGGAAGTTCGGTCGGGTCGATGTTGTCCCACACGAGCGTTGGCTTGGCGGAGGGTGCAGGGGCTGGCGCGACGGTGCCTTGCTTGGCCTTGGCAGCGGCGAGCATGGTGGTGATGTTGCTGGTCACGGGCTTAGTCCTCTCGTGGCGTGATTGCCACGGTCAACAGCCTCCCACACCATTGTGGCGAAAGTATGACAAGTTGAGAAAATAAATTTGTTCCCCAAATGTTCTCATTCCGTTCTCCACCTGTTCTGGATATCCTTGAGATATCCCAGAGATATCCTATGGATATCCTATAGATTAATGGATTAACAAAAAGTGACCCACATTCTGCAAGCCTGCAAATTCCAGCGCAAATTTGTAAATTAAAAAAAAAAAAAAAAAAAAAAAAAAAAAAAAAAAAAAATATATACATATACCACCCCTCCCCCCCCCAGGGAGGGTCAATTTTCAAACATCCATTAATCCATAGGATATCTCTAGGATATCTCTAGGATATCTATAGGATATCCATTAAATCCATTAATGGAGGACGGGCGATAACATCATGGGATATCGGGGGAAATCATCCTTGACAACGGGGGCGATTTGTGGTATAATGGGCGCGGTTTGGTGAGAAATTCACTGACCATAGATCGCGATCTTAGCAAAGGACCATTGTCATGGCAGCTATACCTATCCAAATCGACGGCGTGTTGTGGGATCAAGCGGATAAATCAGGGCGGAAGGTCACGCTCATTGGGCAAGCATCCATCATTGGCTTGACCATTGGCGGAGGGCCGATCATTCCGCCCGATGTATCGCCGCCTGAACTCCCACCGGGATCACCATCACATCCTATCTACACTCCACCTGGTTCTCCATCCCACCCAATCGCGGGCGTTCCACCAATCGGCCCTTCACATCCGATCGTAATCCCCCCAGACATCCCGCCTGAACTAACTCCACCAACCCCACCAAATCCCGGCGATCCCACAGTCCCTGTTCCTCCGCCTCCGGGATCATCTGGTTGGCCGACAGCATCCATTGTCCCTCCGCCGTTTATCGTTGTCAACTATCCCGGCATTGGGCCAGTGGTTGTAGCGCCGCCAGCACATAGCGCGCCAAAGCCCCCAGCATAAAGCACGGACATAACCCTCGGCAATGGGCGAGCAATTGCCTGCCCATTGCCATTATTCAAACTCAACTTCAACCTCAACTTCCCCGCGCGAATGCAAATTCCATGCCAGCCGGCCGCCTTAATTCCGCCACAATTTTGTTTCAAACTGGTCAAATCGTCGGCAAATTCGCCGAGGATAGATCAAGCCCAAAGGACTGGAAACGCCCAATGACCCCTGAACTCGCCGCCTACTGGTCCAAACCCCGCTGGACAATCATCGCATCCAGCGACAACCACACAATCCACGAACACCGCACACCAGCTAGCGTCATCTGGTCATGCTCTTGCGGCTGGAAGACACGCCAATCGCGACATCAACCCGTCTCCGCTCGATCCGTAAAGCTTAGAACCGCACTTGCCAAACATCATCTTTCCATCATGCAGAGGGCCTAAACAATGTGCTTCATCGAATACAACTGGCCCAAGACAACATCACCCTAACCCTGACCAATCGTCGTGTCTACAAACTGCTTCCCCTAGGCGAGTAATCCAGTCCTCCCCGCCTAGTGGCTCTGGCAACGGGAGGGCTAGTGCAACCTCTCCCTCCCTGTTGTTAGCCCAAATTCAAATTCAACTTCAAAGGACCCAAGCCCGATGACCTTCACTCCCCTTGGCGATGTCGCCAACACCATTCGTGACAATCTTAAGCAACAACCAAAGGGCGAACCGATCAGAGAGTTGGTTCATCTGCGAATCTCACTAGCCCGTATAGCTCAGGCGACTAATCTCGAGGAGAAAATCCCCGGCATCGGTAATTTGCGAGAAGTTCCGTTCACGACGCTTGACTACTTGGCTCGAACGGAGGCCAGAGGGTGGAATGCCCTCGCCGCAGCAATTGTGGATCGAATGACGCTCCGCTAAGTCTCCATCAATGGAGGGCGTGCTCTCCATCTATGGGAACTTAACCTTCCCAACCATTCCAACACAAAGTGCCTCAGCAAGGTAGACCAAAGCCAAATGCTAGCTCGGCGAGTAGTCCGTGACCCCAAGTGTTGCAAGTTGGAAGTCCAAGGGTGAGTAGCAATCCCGCTCTTGCCCAAACCTAAAGAGGATTGCATTAATGGCAAACCTAGAAATCGCCATCACCAAGGCCAAAGGTAAAGCGTTCGTCATCGACAAGGCCCGAGTCAATGCCCTGTTAGACAATCCCCGCATCCTTGAGGAAGCAGTGACCGTCTACCTCGGCGTCATGCTCAACCTTGGCATGTCGAAGCTCCCGGCGACCAAGGAATTGACTGGCGAAGCCCTCGAAGCGGCACAAGCCAAGGCAATGGAAGTTGCCGAAGCAAACTTCGCCGCAATCGAGGATGGCAGCAAGATCGGCAAACGTAGCGGCAAAGCCAAGTCGAAGGCCAAGGAAGACCAAAAGGTCATCAACGAGGCCCTTCGTCTTTGCAGGGAAGTCGTGCGAGACCGCCTGAAGGCCGCTGGTATCAGACTAAATACCCGCAAAGCTTCGGAAATCACCGAAGCCGCGAAACGGTACTTTGCCGAAAGAGAGGACTTCTACATTGCCAAAGCCAAGACCAACCTCGCCGAGCGTGAGGCTGAGGTCGAAGCCAATGGCGATGCGGAGTTCGTCGACGCTATCCTCCCCAAGGCCGATCCGAAGAAACTTGCAAAACTGCAAGCGGAGAAGGCCGAACGGAGTGCGGAGGCCGCTGCCAGGGCGGCTGCGGGTTATCCCACCAAGCGTGGCCGCAAGGCCAAGTCCGCAAGGGCTTCAGTCCCAACGCGCAAAGGTGACACCCCGCAGCACGCCAGCCATTAAAGCCCTACCACCACGCTCAACAGCAAAGAACAAGCCATGCACGAAGAAGCTTCGGCCGATCTGCACACTAAGTTCTGGATGTTGACAGTTATTGGGTCTGAGTAAACCCTAGCCTATCGCGGCGAGCAACGAGCAAGCAACGCTAAAGGCAAGGCAACGTCCCCCGACCTTGTTGACGCGACTAAGCTCCGGATCGCCGCGCTCTTCCTTGCTGCTAGCTAACGCCGCTTGCGGCGGCAAAAGCAACCAGCAACCAACTTCCACCAAGGCCATTGTAACGCACCGCACCAAGACAATGGCAAACCATGAAAGTAAGCCCAAATGACAAACCAAGAAATCGGGCGAAGTCTCGCTTCGTCTTTCGTCGAAATGGCGGCGGCCTTAGACAAACTCCCGCAAGTCGAGGCCGATCTCGCCGCCGCCAAGGCCGACAACGACTCCCTCAACGAGCGTATCAAATCCCTCGAGCAAATCAACAACTCCCTCGGCGAAAAGATCACAACCTTGGAGGCGTCCCTTGACGACTCCACCAAAAGCCACAACAGCGCTTCGAACGCTCGCTCGTTGCTTTTGGAGGAAGTTCGTAAGGTCATCGGCCAACTCGCCGTTGTGACTGACATCGTCGACCCTCAACCGGTCCCTACTGTGTCATCGAGCGATACCGACACCAACGCGTCGATGAATGCCTGTTTAACTGGTGTCGAAACCACCTCGACTGCATCGTCTTCAGATAAACCAGCAACGAGCAGTGAGGCCCCATCCAGCCCTTTCGTCCCTCCGACATCCGAGCTTGGAACCGTCCATTCCTCGGATGGCAGTCAAGCTCCTTCGACGCCGACTTCGGGTTCTGACGAAAGCCCTGAAAGCCCAACGCCGCCCACTGTCACTCGCCCCTATTGGCTCAAGCCCTCCAACCAATCCTGGCGCGAATGGCGAGCTAACCACGGCGATGTCCCACACTGGGTCACCGACGACATGATGGACATTGCCAGCTAACCAACCCCAAGGAGCCGGGCGGGGCCAATAACCCCGCCCACCAACTCGCCATGATCATCTCCCTCCGCAAATGTGGCTCAATGTGGCTGTTCACCCTTGGCCGACTCAAATTCGGCTTCATGTTCTACCTCACCCGCCCACTCCCCATCACGCCCAAAGACCACGGCCTACTCGCAGTCGAGGCCGAGCTACTTCGCCCCCATCCGCCCTCCACCATGCACGGCCTCATAACCAAACTCAACGCCCCCGACCCATGCCTTTGGACAGACTAACCCAGGATCGCCCCCAATGCCCGAGCAAGAACAACTCGCCGTCACTGGCCTTCTCACCGCCATTCTATACGCGATCACGACCACCAAGCTCGATTGCTCAACATGGGAGCCGGGCGATAAGCGCAAGCTAGCCCTCGAGATCGAGGCGGCGATCATGAAATTCCTGGGGGTTAAAGAAGACTATGAATAAGCCCAAACCCCCACCCAAGTCCCGGCGCCCATCCCTGCCCCCATCCGCCCTCCCATCCGCCGCGCCCCCAAACGCCCTAAAGGTCTGGTGCCTGAACGGGCGCGACATCCTCGTCGAAATCCCCGGCCAACACGGCCCATACATCGAGTCCTTCAACTACGACCATCGCGCGATCGTCCACCTCTTCGGCCTTCTCGGCGCAACCCGCGTTGACGGTGACTTCGCCTCCAAAATCCCTGAAAGCTACATCGACTCCAAGTCCAGATCCACGTCCGATGTCGCCAATGCAACAATGGATCGCATTCTCCTGCAAATGGGCTTGATCAAATGACCCTGGACGACCTAATCTCCGAACTAACCGCCCGCCACTACCGCCTTCACTACCTCCGCCAGCCACGCCCAACCATCTGGGAAGCCCTCGTCTGTTGCCCGCTTGAACAATCCGTCAACGGCTACACCAACGCCATCGGCTACGGCCAATCCTATTCCCCTGTCCGCGCCCTCGCCGATGCCCTTGACGCCGTCGAGCGCGATCCCACCATCGACATCTTCGAACCTGCCGAAAACGCCCCATCCCCACCTCCCGCCCGCCTCGACATCATGGCCATTGTCCGCGCCGGCGAACCTGCTGAAACCCCCTCGCCCTTCACCCCGCGGAGGCTTTCATAATGCGCCATTACGAAACCACCGCAGGCTACGTGACCCGCCAAGAGAACTTTGCAAAAATCCTCGAACTCATGCGCGAACTTGAGTCCTGCTTCTACGTCGCGGCCCATCTCCACCTCACCGAGACCGGCCATCGTGACGCCAACATCGCCACCGGCTTTCGTGCAATGGGCCAACTCATGTCTCGTGCGCGCGACCAAGTCCTCGCCCTCGGTCAAGGTCGGCTCTCTTGACAACACATCCATTATATGGTATACTATCCATACAATCCAAGGAGACCGCCCCCATGTCCCTTCCCACTCGCCTAGACGCCTACCACGACTGCATCGACATCTTCGACGCCGCAGTCGCCAACACCAAGGGCCGGCGCGTTGCCTTCGCAACCCGCGAGAAGGCCAACATCTTCCAACTCCGCATGTGTAACGCCCGCAGACTTCACCGCGAAGAGTCAACCCGCCTCTACGAGCGCGACGATCCACAATGGGGCCGATCGCCCTACGATCGCCTCGTTGTTCGCAAGCCCGTTGAAGACGAAGCGGGCGAATGGTGGGTCTACATTGAGCCCCATGGCTCCGACATCCTCGCGGTGGAGGATGTGGCATAAATGATCGCCCGCGAAACCCTCCGCGAACTCCTTCACCGCGCGACCGAGGAAGCCATCGGCCTTTACCTTGAAACCAACAACGTCAACGCCCTACTCCAACAAATCACCAACGACTTCCCAGGCATTCGCGATCGCCTCAACCTCATGATCTGCAAACCTGCGCTCCCCAACACCATCTTCATCATCCGCCGAACCACCGAGCTGCCACTATGACCCACCATACCGGCAACGTCCACGGCCACGTTCGCCACAATCCCGATAACAAGACCGGGGTGTTGATGTGCGTAACTCTGTTGGATGTCGGCAATCTAACAGATTGGGAACGGGAGTTTATGTCGAGCATCTTGAGTCAAATCGAGCACCACCCCGTGAAGTATCGGCTGTCACCCCGACAATACGCGAGCCTAATGCGCATTTGGCACACGCGAGGCGGTTGGCGCAGGCAGCCCAAGAAAGGACAGGAGATAGCCTCATGACCCCCTCCCAATTCCACCGCACCAACATCTCCCTCCACTCCTCTGATGTTGAATACCTCAAATCCACCTTCGGCCACGGCTGGACCACACACCTCCGCGACATCATCCACCAAGAGGTCCGTGCGATCCAATCTCGCATCGCCCCAACATTCCGGAAACCCCCCAATGCCGCCAAATGAAATCGACATCCTCATGGCGCGAATGGCCGAGATCAACGCCAAAGACCCCCCACTCGACGCCTCCGACATCGCCACCCTCATCGCCAACGCCCGGCGCCAACGCCAGCTCAAATCCTCTGGCACTAAGCCCTCTCGCGCCAAAGCCGACATCAAATCCATCCTCGACATCGTTCGCGCCGCCGAGGCCACCGAACCTGCACAATCCTCCCCCTCCTCTTCCTTCACCTTCACCCCTCGCCGACTGCCATAAGCCCATGACATTCCCCCAAGCCCAAGTCCCCACCCATCCATCTCCCTTCCTCCCCAACACCAAACTCCAATTCGCCTGGGACTCAACCTCCCTCGGCGACCTCAAGCGCTGCCCACGATACTACCAATACACCACCCTAGAAGGCTGGACCACTCGCCGTGAAGCCACCACCCTCCGTTTCGGGGCCGAATACCACACCGCGCTCCAAGACTACGAGCTCGCCCGAGCCCAAGGCCAAGACCATGAAAATGCACTGGTCAACTGTATTTCTGCTCTCTTCACTCGCACTTGGGACTATGCCGCCCTTCACGACGACGACCGCTACCGCACACGATCTAATCTTATCTGCCTTGTGGTTGATTACCTTGATCAACATGGTCCCAACGATCCCGCGCTGACCTACATCAAATCCGACAACACCCCTGCGGTTGAGCTCACCTTCAAATTCACCCTCGACTACGGGCCCGAACCCTCCCACCCCTACCTCCTCTGCGGCCATCTCGATCGCGTCGTCACCCTCAACGGCGCCCTGCTCGTCATGGACCACAAGACCACAACCAAACTCATCTCGGAGCGCTACTTTGACCAATGGGAACCCAACAACCAAATGTCCCTCTACACCCTCGCTGGACGACTTATCCTTGGCGCTCCGATACGCGGAGTGGTTATCAGCGCTGCGCAAATACTGCTTGAAGCACCCAACCGCTTTGTCCGAGGTTTCACATACCGGACTCAAGATCAACTTGACGAATGGCTTGGTGATCTCCGTGTGCTTCTGCGAGTCAACGAGGCCTATGCTTCCGCAGATCACTGGCCCATGAACGACACGGCCTGTGACAAATACGGCGGCTGTCGATTTCGCGAAATCTGTTCCAAGTCCCCCGATGCTCGCCCACGTTTCCTCAAATCCGATTTCACCCAACTGGAGCCTGAACACCGATGGAACCCCCTCAAACCCCGATAGTTGAACACGTCATCTTCAACTGCACAGTCGACCGCGATGACCAAACCCAATGGTTTGAACTCACCAACATCGGCGCTCGATGGTTCTGCTCTGGCCACAGCTTTAAAGCTGGCGACCATATCAAAATCATCATGGAGAAAGTCCCCGCCGATGTTCGTTCAGATCGTAATCACCCGCACTGACGCCGGCGATTTCAAAATCACCTTCTTCGACGAAACCGGCGTTGTCCTCGTCGAGCGCATGACCGACATCGGCCTATCCGACACCATCTACACCTGGCTCCAAGAACTGCGAGTTCCCAACAATGACATCCCTCGCTGATCACCATTCCACCTCCATCGTCAAACTGCTGCTCCTCGGTGACGCCAAAGTCGGCAAAACCGGATCACTCATTAGCTTAGTTAACGCTGGCTACAAACTCCGCATTCTTGATTTCGACAACCTCCTAGATTACTTCTACCAACTTGTCAAGGAACAATGCCCCGACAAGTTGGATAACGTTGAATACCGAACCCTACGCGATCCAATAAAGGCCGGCCGAGAAGGTCCAGTGTATGATGGCAAACCCACAGCGTGGATCGACGCCATACGCATGCTGGACGATTGGAAATACGACGACGTTAACCTCGGCGACCCAAGCAAATGGGGGCCGGACTGTATCCTAGTCATCGACAGCCTCTCGCGAATGTGCGACGCAGCGTATGCCTTCCACGTCAGCATTGACAAAAACCAAGACGGCCGCGCCGTCTACCACAACGCCCAAAGGAACGTCGAGAAAATCCTAGGAATGCTCACGGCTGGATCATTCAACACCAACCTAATCATCACCTCCCACGGCATGATCATGGAGATGGATGACAAGAAGAAAAAAATCTACCCATACGGTGTGGGCGAGAAGCTAAGCCCAAAAATCCCCAGCTACTTCCCAAACTACATCCGCTACAACCTCGACATAAATGGCAAACGCACAATTGAGCTCGAAGGCGACAACATGATCGCTCTAAGTGTCGGACGCCAATTCAATCGCAAAGACCTCCCCATCTCCACTGGCCTCGCCGACTTCTTCGCCGCATTCCGAGAACCACCCGGCAAGAACACTACCCACCCCAAGGTTCTCACCCTCCAACGGAAGGCCTAACATGCCCGAACACCCTCCCGGCCTTATCACCTTCGACCAGCTCCTAACCTGGCACGGTTACTTCAAACAAGTCACCGATCCCTCGGCCGAGATCCGTCAAACCATCCACCAACTTGAACTCCGCCTTCTCGAAATCGTCACATCCTTCAACGCACAACAAGGCCCAATTCAATGAACGATAACACCGACAGGAACCTCTTCGCCTCGATCCTCGACGCCTCAGTCGACCACGTCGAACTCCCCAAAGCCCTACCTGAGGGCGCTTACCGTGGCATTGTCGGCCTCGCGACCTACGACAAATCCAAAAACAAAGGCACCATGTTCGTCCGCTGGCCGATTTCATCCATTGAGGCCGTTGAAGCGCCCAAGTCCATGACCGAGGACGAATTCGCCGAGGCGATCGAGGCCGCGGGTGGTCTAGAGGGCAAATCCATCGACCACACCATCTACATCACCGAGCGCAACGCCTTCCGCATTGATCAATTCCACTCCCACTGCGGACTCAACCTTAAGGAAACCCACCGAGCCGGCGCATCCCGCCGCCAGCTCAATGACCAAGTAACCAACGCCGAGGTCGGGTTCATCATCGAGCACCAATTCCCCGAAGGGGCCGATCCCGATGATCCCGAAACTCCGCGGTTCGCCCGTATCGCCCGGACATACAACCTCTCCGATGAATAAAAGCAGGGCCTGACCAAGCCCACGGTTAGGGTGTGGGTTACCCCTAACCACACCCAGACTGGGAGGGCACTACGCCAGCACTTAGCGCCCTCCCACTTTCACGGAGACCAAGCCCAATGGATGGTATCGCCCTAGTCATCGCCCTCATCGCCCTCACGCTTTCCGTTGTCAACTTCCTCGCCATCACCAGTGAAATCCAAGACCGCGCCCAGAACATCTCCCAGCTCTACGACGACATCACAAAGTGGATCAAGGACATCTACGCCGACATGGCGCGCCGATGACACGCATCGTCCTTATCGGCGAGGCCCTTGGTCAAGAAGAGGTCCGCACCGGCGCGGCGTTCGTCGGCTCCTCCGGCGGCGTTTTGCTCAAAATGCTCGATGAAGCCGCCATCCTCACCCTCGACCACACTGATCGCAGCTTGCTGGGCCAATACTACCGCACCCGCAATCCCAAACTCAATGCCAAAATCTGGGAACGCCACCCCGATGTTCATCGCACTAACGTCTTCAATCTCCACCCTGAAGGCAATGACCTTGCCACTCTTTGCGGCCCTAAGTTCCTTGGGCTGGACGATTATCCACCTCTGGCAAAATCCAAATACGTCTCACGCACCTATGCGCCCGAACTTGCCCGGCTTGCCGATGAACTTCTCGCCCACAACCCCAATCTGGTGGTTTGTCTTGGCAACACTCCCCTTTGGGCTCTCTCTGGCCGGATTGGGATTAAAAAGTTCCGGGGGACAACTTTCAACTCTGACCATTGCGTTGCTGATTTTAAGTGCCTTGCCACTTATCATCCTGCTTATATCATACGCCAATGGCGCGATCGCTCCATCGTCATCGCCGACCTGATCAAAGCCCAACGGGAAGCCCACTCCCCAACCATAGAGCGCCCACACCATGACATCTGGATCGACCCGACGCTCGATGATATCGCGGCGTTCAATGCGAAATATGTTAACCAATCCCGACTCTTGTCTGTTGATATTGAGACTTCAGGCCAGCGTGTTACATGCATTGGATACGGATACAGCGAAGTTTCTATTGTTGTTCCATTCGATGACCCCAGAGCAGCGGGAAGAAGTTATTGGCCTACTCTGGCAGATGAACGAGGCGCTTGGCAGATTATCAAACGGCTGTTGGAAGATGCAACAGTTCCCAAACTATTCCAAAACGGCCTCTACGACATAGCGTTTCTCTACAGATCAATGAACATCCACGTCCTGGGCGCGAGTGAGGACACCATGCTCGCCCATCACGCCCTTCAGCCCGAAATGATCAAAGACCTGGGCTTCCTCGGCTCCATCTACACGACGGAGCAAACATGGAAACACCTCGGCAAACGGGCGAAAACCATCAAAGGCGACAATTGAAAATCATCTCCACCCACCTCACCGACCTAGACACCCTCACCGACTGGGAGAAGGATCAAGTCTACAATGGCCTCGATGTCTGCCAAACCGCCGCGATCTGGTCCGCCCTCGAGCCACAACTCGACGATCAAGCCCGCTCCACCTACGAGTTTTCAAAGTCACTTCAAGGCCCGGTGCTTGATATGCGGCTTCGAGGTTGCTTGGTGGACATGGAACGCCGCGACCAAGTCATCGACGAATTCGCCGACCTCCTCGACCGCCTTGAGCGAGACCTTGACCGACTTATCCTCGAGGGCGTCGGCATGCTGTCCTTCAACTGGCGAAGCAATCGTGACCTGCAAGAGCTATTTTACAACCATCTCGCCCTGCCCGAAATCCTAAAGTCCGGCCGGCCAACCGTCGATCGCGCCGCCCGAGAACAACTCGAAAACTACCCATCCGCCACCCAAATCGTCCGCCACATCAACCTCATGACCGAACTAGGAGACAAAATTGCAGTCCTTCGCACCGAAGTCGACCATGATCTCCGAATTAGAACGAGCTATAACATCGCTGGCACAGGCACGGGTCGATTTAGTTCAAGCCTGTCCGAGTTCGGTACCGGGGGAAATCTCCAGAACGTTGAAGAGTCTCTCCGAAGTATCTTTATTGCTGACCGGGGTTATAAGTTTGCTAAATTCGACGCAAAGTCCGGCGAGTCATTCTGTGTCGGCGCTATCGAATGGGACCTATTCCGCGACCCACGCTACCTCGACGCCTGCGAGTCTGGCGACCCTCACACAGCAGTTGCTCGACTGGTGTGGCCTTCCCTCCCATGGACCGGTGACCCAAAGCAAGATCGCAGTGTCGCCAACGGCAAATTCTATCGAGCTAAATCTTACCGTGACACTTGCAAAAACCTCGGCCATGGAACCAACTACCTAGCCCAACCACCAACCCTCGCCGCGATGTACCGCGTTGACCTCGAGCTCGTTCAACAATTCCAGCCCAAGTACTTCGCCGCCTTCCCCGCCCACCAACTCTGGCACGAGTGGACAGCAGAACAACTCAAATCGAATGGCTTCCTCACCACCCTAACCGGCCGCCTTCGCCACTTCCACGGCCGACGCACTGACCCCCGCACCCTTCGCCAAGCGATCGCCTATTCCCCCCAAGGCTCCCTAGCAGACATCGTCAACCTCGCCATGCTCAACATCTGGCGCCAGAACATCGCCACCGTTATGTTCCAAGACCACGACGCAATCACATTCATGTACCCCGAACACCTCGAAGACCACATCATCCCCTCCCTCCAGCGCAACCTCATCATCCCCATCCAACTCGCGGGCGGTCGCACCCTCCGCATACCCTACGACTGCAAGACCGGCTGGAACAAGTCCGAGTTTCATCCGGAGAAAAATCCAGATGGCTTAAAGGAGTGGGAAGGGCATGACAACCGAAAGCGAACTCCACAAACAGAAATACTCGACAGGGTTATCTCAAGATCGACTGCGTAAGACTGATGCAGAGAATATTCTTGACACACCCCGCGGGGTTATAAACCGAAAGTGTGAGTCGTGGATTGCTAGCTTCATCGCTGAAACCTCCAACCTCGGCGCGCCCACCATCTGGCGGCAATGGGCGGCGATCTCTGTCATCGCCGCGGTCCTCGAACAGCGCGTTTGGCTCCAAACCTCCTCCCCGCTTTATCCCAACCTCTACCTAATGATCGTCGGCCCACCGGGCACTGGCAAGACCAGAACATTGCGTGTTGCCAAACGCCTGCTCCTAACCATCCCCGAGTTCGGCCTCGCCCCAACCTCCGTCACGTTCCCAGCCCTGGTCGACGCGATGGACCTTTGCAAGCGCACCATCGCCATCCCAGGCTCTGACGAAGTCCAAGAATACAACTCCATCTACATCTGCGCGGAAGAGCTCGGCGCATTCATCCACAAGTGGGATGAGGAAATGATCAAAGGCCTCTCCGCCTTCTACGACGTCGACCCCTACGCCCAGAACCGCCGAACCAACGATCTCAAGATCAAAATCGACCGGCCACAAGTCAACATGATCTGCGCCTGTACGCCCCAAGACCTGCTCAAACTCATGCCCGATGTCGCCTGGGGTCAGGGCTTTACCTCGCGCACTATCATGATCTATTCCCCCGAGCGACTCAAGGTCGATGACTTCGCCCGCCGCCCGCCGCCCAAACTCCACAATCTCTCCTTCGACCTCAACATCATCCACAACCTCTCCGGGGAATTTCATGCGACTAAGGAATACATTTCGCGCGTTAATTCATGGATCGATCAAGGTGAGCCGCCCATTCCCAAACACCCTAAACTTCTCCATTATATTTCCCGCAGAAAGGTTAATATTTATAAACTGTCAATGGTCGCATCGGTCGATCGATCAAACGCCCTCGTCCTCCGTGAGGAAGACTTCAATCGAGCTTACAACTGGCTATGTGAAGCCGAGTCACTCATGCCGGAGATCTTCAAAACCGGCGCGGTGAACCTCGACGCCCAGGCCATGGACGAAATCCGCCACTTTGTCATGGCGGCCGATCGGGGCAAGGGCGTTGAGGAACACAAGATCACCTACTTCGCGCGGGATAAGATCCAAATCAGCATGATCAAACACATGCTCGACATCATGGAAGGGACAGGCATGCTGCGCAATCGCGGCGTTGATCCGCGGACGGGGTATCGCCTGTTCTCGGCCTCCGATCCCGAGGCCGATTAACCCCCGGCCGGCGTTTCGGCCCTAGCCACATACTCCCCAAGCACAAATTCCCTATGCTCGCCATTGCGCCGAGTCACAATCTCGGGCGGTTGGTCCCACCACAGCAACGCCTCAGCCGCGCCGGGTTTATCCCCCGCATTGAGCCGCTGAAGGAACGTCGAGTTCAAGAAATTCGTCGAGCCGACATTAAACACAAACGAACAACACGCATCATGCTCCCACTGCGTCAACACCGTCGTCACCGCCAGCGCGACTTCATCCCTAAACGTCGCGGCGTCATTGTAGAAGATCTGCTCGGCCTGTTCTTCCGTAATCACCATTCCCTGATAAACCGTCGGCGGCCCAGCGGCGGAGGTATGGCCGAGGCCGATCGTCAGCACCCCCGTCGTGTCCAGATACGCCTCTAGCCTCAAGCCCTCGCGCTCATGCAAAACCCTATACCCGTCCTCGCTGAGTATCATCACTCCCTCCCTTCTTCTGTCAACTTCCCCCGCACTGTTTCACAATCCTCAACAACCGTAATGATCTTCCCATCGGTCATGTGCAGCAGACACTTGATCCCGGGGGCGAAATGTTCTGCCACTCTTGGTTCCCGCACGCTCACCACCTCGCGGGGGTTGACATCAATCCACTGCCCATCTGGCCCGGACAGTTGCACCAACACCACGGCTAGGATCGTTGGGCCCATGATCAATACGCCCTTCCGCGAATTCGATTAATCACCGTCGACGAGTGGTGCAAGCCCGTCCCATACCTCGCCCCAACCAGCCATCCCCACGGGCCCTTGGGATGCTCGAGGCCGTGCTTCACACCATAGGCATAAGCCGCAACATTGCCCAACTCTTGTGGCACAAGCCCCTTCAACAACAACCCCGCAAGGCCGGCGAAGTCCTTGATCAACCTCTGTGCATGGGCCGGCGACATCGGCTGCTTCTTCCAAACATCCTCATAAACCTTCTGCAATTCCTTCACGCCGGTCTGGGACAATCCCAACGTCACATCGCCGCCCTCGATCAACGAATGCGCCACATCCCGCACCAGTGGCAAAGTCGAGGACTCGGTGTATGCCATTGCCTTCGCGGCCTTCTTGCCCCAACTATCCCCGGGCTCGGACTTGATCGGCGAGACGAGCTGCTCGATGATCGCCGGCCAAATCGCCGCAGCGAACAACCCCGCCGCAATCTTCGGCACCATCCCCATCGCCGCATCTCGATCCCCGGCCTTCGCATGGCCCGCCGCTTCCCCCGCCATCCACAGCACCTCCATCGTTCGATTAAACATCGTCGACCAGAAGTTGTAAATCGACGTGAACCATGGGTTGAAACTCCGCTGAAATTGACTCATGTTGGTAATCGCCACATCCCCATGCGCCCGCCTCACCGCGCGCTCACCGGCGTAAATCGCATCGGCCTGGGTTCGCCCCTCATCAATCGCCCTCATATATCCCCCGAGAAACGTCGGGTTGCTCGACAGCAAATCTCCAAGCGCCACGGGTTTTGAATAAAGCCTCTCGGCCCGCATGTGTAATGTACTTTCCCCAGTCTGCGATGCAATCTGGCCGTAGAGTGTCTCTTGCCAATTCCTGTCCCGCGCCCGAAGCAACTCAGACTTCTCCTTAATCCACTTATAATTCCTCTGCCCGGTTTCCTCATTCACCTCAAACAGCGCCCTCACCGCGCGGAGGAAGTACTCAGGCCCGACTTGGACGATTGATGTCATCAGCGCGGTGGGTGTGTGCTTGGCAAATGTCCCGAGATTAGCCCCGGTCAAGACCGTGACCAGATTGCGCCGCAACGACTCTGCCCATGAGTTCGCATATGCTTGATTCGCAGTGAGATAATCCCGATTATTCGCCACATCCCGCACATACGACTTCAACATATCCGCATATTCCGTCCCAACATGCAGCGAGATCGCCGAGGTAATTCGCTTGTCGAAGAAGATCTTACTCGCATTGATCAGCGCCGGCCGCATGGCGATGTCATGCAACTGCTGGCGGATTAAAAACGGCACACTCTTCAAATCCAACGCTAGTGGTGCAACGTACCCCGTTCGATCCCTCGCCCAGGAATTTGTCGGAAGGCCGGAGATGAAGTTCGACCCGAGTAGCGAATCGCCCTTACCAGCAAGGTCCTTGTTAACCCCATCATGAAACGTCGGGTGGAAGTCACTCGTCGGGAAATATCCGCCGCGATATGTGCCGAACTTGGTTTGGATCGGCTGGAACTTGATCGAGTCCGGCGCAACGCCCCCACTGAGTGACCGATATGACCGATCTCCGCGCTGTTTGATCTCGGCGAATATATCATCCCAAATCCTCTGGACATAGTCCCAATGTTCCTTCTCGGCGACCTCATGCACCCATCCCTCGACCTGCTCGGGCTTGAGCGCATAACCATTCGCGCGTTTGAACAAATTCGACTTCGGTCCATCCCTCGAGCCCATATCGAGCATGATCCTTATCAAATTCTCCACGTTAAAATCCAACAACTGCCCAAAACCCCCACCCTTAAATGGCACACGGAACAACGGGTTCGACACGGGCTTGGACATATCAATGTCCCCCTTGAGGTCCTCAAACCTCTTTGCAAATTCCCTGTTCCAAGTTCGTTCTTGTAAATTGCCATCGATTAAATCCCTTAACCCCCACTGTTGCCACGGGCCCCATTGGTCGAAATGATCCCACCAATTCAGCACAAATTCCGCCTTCAGCCCCATGACCGAGAACACCCGTGGGAGCCTAAGCCCCTTCTCCAACCAACCAGCCCGCCCTTCACCTGCGGCGTATTTAACCTCGCCGAACCGCTCAAGGCTTTGGGTCAGTTCGCCGATCTTATCATCAAGATCCGCCTTCTCGCCCGCGCTGACAATCTTCCTCTCCTCGCGCCCGTTATGGTTCAGCGTCTTCAACGAGTCATGCAGCGCGGCGAACTGCGCGCCCGTCATCTCCTTCCAATTCCCAGCAGTGGCGTTGATCAATTCCTCCGCAACGGGCATAACGCGCCCGAACCGCTGCTTTGCGTCGGTGAAATCCGCCAACGTCCCCGTCCCACGATCGGCGATGTCCGCGGCGATGGCTTGCACTGACCGCCGCACCGGATACCCAACCGCGATCATAATCTGGTGCATGTAGTTCAAATACTCCACATCAATCGGCAAATCCCGCAGCTTCTCGCCCGAGCCCATTTTGCCAACGGTCTCGGTCAGCGCGTTCATCTGCTTAATGCGCTTTTCATATTCCTTCACCTCTGCGGCGATATACCCCGCACGAGCCCGCCGTTGCAGCGCCTGCACCGCGGTGGCCGGATCGCCATTTGCCAACGACCGAATGACAAGTTCCTGCGCCCGCCTAATCACACTCCCCCATTTGTCCGACGACATCGACCCAATGGGCAATTCCCCCGCATCTTTCACCGCCTCGGCCTTGATCACTTCCTTATCAACCGCCGTGACCCCATGCCGCCACGCAGCGCCGAGATATTCCTCGGTGAGATAGTTGGTCTCTGCCTCACTCAGCGCCCGATCTTTGGCCTCGCTCAGCACATTCTCCGGCAAATCTCCATGCACCGCCTCCATCCGCCGATCGGTTTCAGCATTAACCAGTGCGGCGAAATGTTCTCGCGCAGTCAAACCGCCCTTGGTGGTTTGATACCCAACCAACGCCTCGACCAAGGCGTCTTTTCCATTAAACCCGAACAGCCGCGCCACGTCATCCGCCGGGAAGCCGGACTTGCTAACATACCGCGGCGGCAATGCGGCGATCTGCTCGGGGGTTAGGTCAGCCGAACTCAGACTGTGCCTCGTTTTGCCCGTATCTTCCCCATACAATTGCCCCGCTCCAAGGAACAAATCGGCCGCAGTTGTGGGCCGATGTTGGACCTGTTCCTCAACCCTGACCTTCATCTCCTTGCGATTGTCCCGCCACTCCTTCCCTTGCCGGATGGTTTCATCCTTCTCGGCCTTCTTCATCGCGGCTGCGAGATCGCGGGCATAGCGTTCGTGGGCGAGCTTGGACAGATTAGCGTAGGTCTCAGCGTCCAGCCTAAGCCCTGAAGCTTTGAGGTTGTTGAGCTGGTCCTCAGCCATCGCTCGGGGCTCAACCTGCGCCATCATCTCGCGCTGATGCAACGGCACACCTTCCCGTCGCCCAATCGCGCCCTCACCGGCTTGCTGGAACAACTCCTCCCATGTAGGTTCGTGCCCGAGCAATGCCGTGATCCGATCCTTAATCGCCTTGAAGAACTCGGCGAGTTTCGCGAAGATCTGCCCGACGGGCGAATACTCCCGCACCGCTTCGCCCGCATCTCGGGCCTGGAGGTAGTGTCTAAACCCCTCCGCGATCGCTTCCTCGTCCCGCATCGCTGGGCTAGCATTTGGGTATCGTGTGTCGATGTGATATCGCTCGTGCCAACCCTCATCCCGCGCCGCATCGACCAGCGTCGTCCATTCATTATCCTTGATCAAGCCCTCTTGTCGAAGCCAATGCAAGCCCTCATGCCGCCCAGTTCCCAACGGGTTCCCGCTAAGCAAATCATGCACAATCCAACCCGAGCCCTCATGCAAGCCCTGGTACAGGCCCTGAGCCCGCCGACCACCGACCATCAACCCCGACGTGGTAACAACCTTCGCCTTTCCACCGGTGATCTTAGCAATTTCCTCCCGGGCGATTTTATCCAGCGCCGCTTGGTTCTTCGTCATCAACTCCGTCGGGAACGGCCGCGCTGACCAGTGCTCACTCATTTGCCTATAGGCCAACCCGTGGAAGATGTCCTGCATAGGTTCAACGACATTCCAGTCATTGGGCGTGTCGAGCCGAATCGTCACCATCTCCGGCCGACCCTCTCGGGCACCAGAGACCCGATAACCACTGATCGTCTCAGCTTCAGGGTACATCTGCTTGAGCTGCCGCACCAAATCCCTAATCAACGCCGGCCCAAAGTCATTCGCCCACATCCCGGCGATGCCGTTGATGTTTTCAATTTCAATGTTTTTGCCTTGCGGTGTGATCACCATCCCACCGACCGGCCGACCATTCTCGTCGAGAATATCCAGCCCATGCATGCTTGGGCCGACATCGGTCTGGGCGAGACTCAGCTTCCTGTCCCCCATTGAGAACATGGGCTCAAGGCCAAACGCGCCCCTCACCTGCGCGAGTGGATCATCCACCATCGCCTTGGGCACTGCCCCGGCCAGTTGCTTGGCCTCCTCGGCGCTCACCCCACCAGGCCAAATGGAAACAAAATCATCCAACTGCTTCGCTAACCCCGGGTCGATCTTCGCGATCCAATCCGCGATCGGTATCTCGACATCCGCGCCCGCCTTCCGCGCTAGGTCGAGCTTCTTCCCAATCCCCTTCACCCAGCCCAGCAACCCATCGCCCGGTTCGGGGAGTTTGTCGCCATAGAGGCCGATTGCATCTTCGGCTGGGATGGATACATTACTCCGACCGTATTTGAATTGCACAAAATCCTTAAACAGTCGATCGGACAATTCTTTGGTCTTTGCATCCTGCGCCAGGGAGGTGATTCGATCAATCTCCTTCACCAACTCCGCATTGACCCCAGCCTTCACGGCGTCAATGAGCGGATGAATTCCCTTCGGCACTTCCCTCCCCGCTTCGCCCCATAGCCTCAATGCCGCGCCGAATTCCTTGCCGAATTCCCCACCCTTTACAAGCCCTGGTTCGGTGATCCGGCGCTCGAGCTCACCCGACACATCGCGGCCGAGTTGTTCGGCAGTGCCAATGCGCCCGACCCAACCCGACGCATCAATCCCGACCTTGCCAAGGGCAGAGACCACATCCTGTGGCAACGCCCCAAGCGGCGCGGCTTCCTCCGCAACCATCGCGCCCGCACCATGAATCGCGCCCATGAGGAGGTTTGAAACGCCCTCCGTCGCAACCTCGCCCAGGTTCAACCCAACCGTCGCGGCGAAGTTCGACATCAGCGCCCGATGTTTGTCCAAGGCTGGGAACAACTCACCGACTTGATCCGGGGTGTATTGCGTAATCGGCCGATTGAAGTCCTCCTTCGCGGCCGACCATCCAACCCCGAGTGTATCCCAGGGTGTATGCAACGCCTTGATCATCTGCGCCGACGTGTTCGCGGCGCTTGAGATGTTCGCCAAATTCCCCCAATCATCCTGACTGACCGCCGCGGCCATGGGGTGGGAATGGATATACGCCATCAGCTCCGCATCGCTCGACACCAACCGGGTCGCTAGTGAGCCCTTGTATTCCTTCTCAAACCCATCCGGATCGCCCGCGATGACCTCAGGCGCAACGCCCGATGAGTCGGACAGCGACGTAATCCGCGCCGCTTCCTCGGGCGATGTCTCCATCCCCGTGACGGTTCGGGCCTTAGCGGCGGTGATGTAACTATCAACCGCGTCGGAATAATCGGTCATTGTGGTTTAGCCTTGGCCCATTTGTCCATGTATTCCCTAGCAATATGCATTTGTAGGACTTGATCATCGCTCGGGTTCGCCCCACCCCAATTCGGCAATCGGCGAATGATGTCGGCCTCTTCGGGCGGGACATTCGTCACATCACCCGTCTCAAACCACGGCGGCTTGGCACCACCGCCAAACCAACCGCCCTCACTCCAGCCAGAGAACAGCCGCGTTCCGGCCTTTTGAATTTCCTCATCACTCATCGGCTTGTCATATTGGATTTGGTAATCGGTCATGATTTGATGCAGGGTGCCTTTAAACAGATTGTAATTGTCCGCATCACTCTTCAGGCCGATCTTGTTTATCATCGGCCCAAGAACCTGCAACGCATGGGGCACTTGCGGCGCGGCGTCCTCTTCATTGCGCACTTTCGCTTGCATATCGCTCAACACGCCCTTCCACTTGCGCGGTAGGTCAAGGGTCCATGGGTTAATTGCCAGGAAGTCTCGGCGGTCATCGCCCTGAGTGCTAATCCCCATCCCTTTCAAGCGATGGAATAGCTCCGATCGCTCTTCAGTCTCGCCCACATCGCCCTTCGCGTTGTCCTCCCAAGCGCGGCGGAACGTTGACAGCTTCTTCGGGTCGTTGAGCTGATACCACTCCAATGCCTGCTTCGCGGCCGGATCGGTCATGACCTCCTCGACCGAAGTCGGCAGGGTCTTGTTTGGGCCGACGCCGTTGTTAATTGCGTCGAAAATCGCACTGGATTGATGGAACTCAGTATCGTCGAATTCCTTCTTGTTCGCGCTGACTGCTGTATCGTTTCGTTGGTGCGCCCGCTCCTTCAACGGCTCATTGCCGGGATCAATCATATCCGCCTGCCGATCGGTTTCGGCATTGATGTCGGCCAACGGCACACGCTTGGCCAAGGCATGGTTGGCGATTTGGAGATACTGCGCGACGGTATGGAAACGATCTGATTTGTCCATCTCTGCATCTGGATTACCCGAGAACCAAGCCTTTGCGGCGCGATTGAACGAGCCGTATCGCTCCATGTATTGGCCAAATCTAATGTTAAACAATTTATCCTGCGCTGATCGATCGGCCAGGAACGCCTCCGCCGACATCGGTGGCATCTTGGCTTCATCAAGCCACTTATCCAGGTTATATGTCATGACCTGATACGCCCCAAGCCCATGTCCGGCCGGATGGTCTTTGGTCGCGGCGACTTCAGGCCCGGTGCCGGTGTAGTTTCCACCCTCAATCGCCTTGATCCCAATCTGGGCAGTGCCAGCGTCAACGATCTTTTCCCCGAACATCAAATGCGCGCCAGACATCACTCCGGCCGAGAGGTTTCGTGACACTTGGTCGAGGAACTTCTCATTCACATACCCAAGCTCTTTATCAACCCGATCGCCCGAGACGTCCTTGTTGCTGATCGCCCGAGCCAACATCTCCTTGGCCTTTTGCGGCTCGGTGTCGGCCATAGCGTGAACTCTGTTAAGAAGATCGTCCGACAACTGCATCGCGATTGTCAGGTTCAATTTGTCCTTCGACCAGCCCTTGGTCAAGGCCTGGCCCTGTAGTGTCTTTATCGAATCATTCCTCAACGCCTCGTACATATCATCCGACGAGGGGTTTTGAACAATCCCACGACTATTTGCCTTGATCCGGGCGTCATCGGTTTCGTCGTTATAGACCTTGAGCTGCTGCCCAGTATGACTGGCCATTTCATTCGACAGGCGAAATTGCCACATGCGGGATTCATTGTCGTAGAGCTGTTGCTCAAACGGGCCCGTGCCTTGGCCCCATTTGGTCCTTGCGGCATCGACCCGCTGTCGGGCTTGGTTGAATGCCTCGGGGCTGGCATTCGCGCCTTGTTTTGAAAGAAATTCGGAGGTAATATCCTGCGCTTCGTTTTGAAACCCGGTCAGTCGGGAATTGGCATCAGCGTGGATTTTGAACTCTTGCAGTGCATAGGCGCGGTCAAACATCTCCTTCCCAGCGCCCTGCTCAACCGTGCCGAGATGGCCGATTGCCTCGGCGACGTTGATGCCAAAGGCCTGTGGCGGGACCTGCGGCCTTAACGGCGCGATTGGATCGACGTCTAAATGGCCCTGAATAACGCCGGTGTAGGGAACCTCAGGCATTAGAACATCCCTCCCGCAGCGCCGCTGCTACCACCACTCCCGCCCCAAAGACCCATCGTTCCACCCTTGAGCCATTCACTCGACACTGAACTCGCCGTGCCGAGGATCGACCCAATGCCGCCGATGATCCCGGCTTCTCGGGCGTTCTTCCCCGCGACCACATCGGCCGCGGCTTCAGCCCCAAACACATTCGCCTGTGCGCGATAGTTGTACGCAACCTTCGCGGCGTTTGATCGGGTGAAGGTCGTCTGCATGCGGTTGAGCTCGGCCGCACTCTGCTGTACGGCCTTGAACGAACCAGAGGTAACGGCCAATCCTGAGGCCGATTGGTTTGCAACAATCCGGCCCAACTGCTGCGCCCCGGCCTGGCCCTCTTGTAGGGCCTGAGCCTCACCAGCTTGAATTGCAAATTCAGAATTCTGCTGCATGATTTGGGCGTTGAGCCTCGCAACCCCGGCTTGATAGTCGTAGTATTGTTGTTGGGCCTGGCCACCATAGATTTGGCCTAGAAGGCCGCTAAACCCCCCGGCAATGGATGTGCCAATGCTAAACGCGCCGATGTTCTCTTGCAGCGACATGTTATTTCACCAACTTGAACACCAATCCCCCCGGCCCGGGCTCTACCTTCGCCCCAAGACGCCGAAGCCAATGCGCGCTGTCACGGTTGCAATGGCCAACGATGCGAGGGTAGCGATACCAAGCGGCCTCAACAACTCGATATCCCCATCGGCCGAGGATATATGGAAATTGAACAGCTTGCTGGCTAGTGTACATCCACAAGTAAGCATCGTCGGCAAGGAGTGTTGGGGGGATAAAGCCCAAGACCACAAGGAAATGGCCACGATAGTCGCCCCGAAGGATAGGGTCGCTAAGGCCGCCAGCTCGAACGATGTCAGCGAGTTCGGCCGGTTCAGGAATTGGGAGGGCTTCAAGGTCATCTGGCTCCACGCGAGTGATGGCGGCGTTCATCGATCGTCGCCGATGGTATAGTTGGGGAACACACCAAGGATAGTTGCCGGATATGGGAGCGATTGTTGGATGCAATACTGGCCCGGGATGGTGTATGTCGGCCCGATGAATGTTCGAGCATCGCCGGTGAACAGGCCCGAGACCCGTTGAATGGGTTGGCCGATCAGCATTGAGCCGACGTTGCCAACGATCAAATCCTGCATCGGGACCAGATGCTGGAAGTCCGGGCCGATGGACAGACCGAGGGTTTGATGAACCCTTACATCCACGTTGTTGATCTTCTTCGCCTTGCCTTGGACTGACGGCTCGCCTAGGTCCAAGGGTAGGGTTTGAAGCTGGCAGGTGTATGGCAGGCCGATCGTCACGGTCACGTACCCGACCGCGGGGGAGGGCGGCGCGGGGAGGGTGAATGCGCCGCCAAGGGGCATCACGAACGGCGCGATGACGGTGACGTTGCCGCGGTCATCGGTCGCTAGGCCCGTGACGGTAAGGCCGGACAGGTTCTCCGCGCCTTGAAATGCCAAGATCGGCGGCCCGTTGTACTGCGCGCCAGAGTCCACACACCAAGCAGACTGCACGCCCTGTGGGAACACGCGCTCGACCACGCGCTCGATGTATTTGACCAACTGCCCTTCCACCGCGCGCTCGACCACCACATACACCGAATTCACCGTCCCGGACTCTTGCGACGGCTCGGTGACCGACGCCACCGACGAGAACGCGCCTTGAGTGATTTGATGTGACCAGCCGACGAACTCTTGCTCTTTGAGAAAAGTCAATGTGAGCATTACGCCGTCATTGCGAATCGCCCAAACTTCGTAGAATGGTTGCTCGGCCCAAGCCCATTCGAGGAGGGTGAAGCCATAGAACAGATGTGAGGCCCAGACCGAGATGTCGATCCCGGTGAAGGTGTTGAAGTAGATGTTGTAGGTCAGATCGCGGACCTTAACGTCGTTGGATTCAACGTAGAGGATGTCCCAATTGGTGGTGATCGGCGGCATGTCATTCGCGCCGATGAAGGATTGCTGCGCCGCGACGATGGTGGTGGGGGTGACTGCACCACTGACGCCGGAGAAGTTAAACCCACCATTGATCGCCCATGCGGCCTTGTCGGTTAGCATCAACATCCCGGCGGGAACACTGACAATTGACTTGATGGTTGATAGAGTGTTGGCGACTAGCGTGCCGGTGATCGCATCGCTGGCGATGATCGGGTTGTGGGTGTTGAAATTGAAGTAAAACCCCGGGGTCGACATCCAGAACGTGGACGGGGCGGAGGTGGTTGCCGCCAGGGTCAGGCGCTGTTGAAAGAACCCACAAACGCCCGGATTGCCGTTGCCGGTTGGGGTTAGATTCAAATCCCCCGTGGCTGAGCCAGAGGTGAAGAACAGCGACGGTTGGGAGGTGAACCCAAGGCCGGGGTTGGAAATCACAATCTGCCCAACGCCCCAACTCGCGGAGATCGTGCAGCCGGTACCGGTGCCAGTGGAGGAAATTTGCGGAATGGGATTGCTAGGCACTGAGCCCGAGGAGATCGCGCCGGGAGAGCGAACGCCGAGTGATGCCACCACGCCGCTCGACACCGTCAGCACGACCATGACGATTGAATTGCCAAAGAACAACACATCGCCCACAGCATGCCCAGTGCCGCCAGCAGTGATCGTGGGCGCGCCCTGGATCGTGAGCACTGCATAGGCCGACGCCCCAACCGTGGGCGAACCACCGGTAATGACCACGCCGGGGACGGTGGTGTACGAGCCGGGGGTTAGGACGGTGGCGAATGCAATGCCCTCACCAACGAACGGGTTTTCACTCTGCGGCGGGCCTTCGCTGAAGTCAGGGACGATGTTGGAGTCAATGAAGGTTGTCCCATAGGCGAAGCCGACGAAACCATAGAACACCCCGGCGGGTTGGACGCCGAAGTAGGAAATATCGGCTTCATAGACGTTGTAGGCCTTCGCGCCCGGAACAGCGTTCCAGTAGATTTGATTCGACCCGCCATAGGTGCGGATGTCCACCACCGGGCCGAATGAGCCGATGTTCGACGGGAGGGACTCTTGGCCGTTGGCGTCGATTGAGGTCACTTCGTAGGAATAGTATGATTGCCCAAGTGTGTTCGGGGTGGTGAAGATGTCAACTCCTGGAAGCGTGGTCGTGACTTGGGTCAACGTCGGCGCGGAGGCAGTTGAGCCGAAGCTGATCGTTGACAGAACCCAATTCAGCGGGCCGGACAAGGTCAGGGTCATTGGTTGGTAGCTGGTATGGGTCAGCACCATTTCAGCCTGAGACTGCGCGAACTTCAGCTTGGCCAAATCGCTCGCGTTGTATGGTGTGCTGATGGTGTAAAGGCGCTGAGTGCCGCCCGTTCCACCGATCCAGGGCGAATAGGCGGTTGAATTGACCGGATTGCCGAACATGTCGTTGATGGTGACGGACGCGCCGGTGACAGCAGCAACGGTGAAATATCGCCCGTTGAGTTGCGTCATGCCCGCGGAGACAATAGCATAGACCATATCCCCAACGGCGTAGTTGTTGCCGGTGATGGTCAGCACGCATGGGTTCGCTTGAGTCGCGCCCGAGATTGCGAAGGCGTTCTCAAGCACCGGCGAGCCTTGGTACATGAACCGGATGTAGTTCTGGCCGAATTCAAGAACATAACCCAGATTGTATGAGGCTTGGAATGGGATCAATCGCACCGCATTGGTCGAGTCCCTGGCCGGCGCGATGAACTGGGTCCCGGCCCTGGTCGATGCGCCGCCACGATAATCGACGAAGAAGTTTTGCAGCAACGCCGCGGCGGAACGGTACTTGGCAATATCAACCCGCGCGAATAAACTCGGCGACCATTCGCCGGAGTTGAATGAGGCTGTAACGGCAATGTCGGCCAAGGGTCAATCACCCAAATATCGGATACATCCCGCCCCAATCAAAGCCCGTGTATGGCCCCGAGTAGGGTTGGGGGAAATCAATTCCGCGAATTCGCATCCAATCGGGCGTGACGTCGTTGACGGTAAACGCCTCATTGCCATCATTCGCCCGCGACCAAAGGATGGAATTGTTGACTTCTTGAATTGCCATATTCGCGAGCTTCTTGTCGCCGGTAAGGGGGATGGTGATCTCGGCGCCAAGGGCTTTGGCCCAGGTTTCAATGAAGTTCGCGTCCATTGTATCCGGGTCGGTGATGTCTTGGATGTATGACCCAATGGCGAATTCTTGGTTGGTTAGCACCACACGCTGGTTCGAGGGCGAGGAGTAGGTCAGGTTGAACGTCGCGCCTGAGCCCGCGCCGGTGGTGAAGGACATCGGGACGGGGTTTGGGAGTTGGGCGAAGTAACTCCCGCCGGTGATTGGGGCGAGGGCAATGCCGGGTTGCGGCGGGGCGGTTTGGGTGTTGAGCACTTGGGAGATGACCGAGACGGTGGTGATCGCGCCGCCAACGCCCACAGCGGTGACGAGCAATTGCACTGGGCCGCCGACAGGTTGAAGGCCCTGAGCGGCGGTAGGTTGTTGGCCAGTGGTTGGATTGAGCATGCCGGGACCGAAGGCGATGTCGCCGACGGCAAATCCCGTGCCGCCGCTGACCACTGACGCGGCAATTACTGGAACAAACGTGTCGTTTTGGACCTTGAACTTGACCGGCGGCCCTTGCCAGAACGATGCAGCGCCACCTGTGACGGCGGTGGTGATGGGAATGCCGCCCGCAAAGCCCGTTTGGGTTGAGGGAATGACAAAGCACATTCGAAGACAATCCACCGGGAATTGGTATTCATAACACCACGGTGGCGCTGGTTGGCCGGGCGACCATAGGGTTGTGGCCGCCATGGTGTTTTCGGGCGTTCCGGGGGCGGAGGTGATGTAGATTAGGTTCGCTGTTTTCATCCCGTGGTTCCACGGGGCCATTCGCAGTAACCGCCGACGGACATTGTCGATGGTGAGGTTGATCTGGATCGCTTCGTTGGTTGAATTCCCCGCCAGCTCGGCGTCGGTCACGTTGGTGCGAGTGCCGGGGACCTTAAGCGCCCAGTTAGCAATGTCCGTCGCGGTGGTCATCTAGTGTCGCCCTTGCATGACCTTATTGCCGTGATTTGTCCCAGCCGACATGCCGACGTATTGGTCCTTCGGGCCGGTTGGGGGCGAATACCGCAGCGGTTTGGCGCTCTCAACCCCGCCGCACTCAGCGCGGGCGACTCGACCAGTGAACCGGCTGGCGTCGTTGCCGTACATGGACAGAATATCTTTTCCCATTAAATCCTCCTATCAGCGACGGTTGGTTGGGACGGGGTGACGATGTTGGGCGACGGCGATGCAGATGCACCGGCCGATGCATTGGGCGACGCACCGGGCCTAAGCAACGCCACAAGCTCCATCCTCGCCGCGGATGCAAGCGGCATGGCCTCGGGAACGTTGATGGACTTATGCAGCACATCCAGCAACAACCTCGCGCGCTCGAAGTCAATTTGTGTCGCCATGTTCAGTACCTTCCTTGTGAACCACAATGGTGGTGGGTGGATTTGTTCATCGGGGCCTTATAGCCACGACTGGCCGATTGGATTTGGTCGCTGCTCCCAACCTGCCGAATGCCGATGTGGGATGCGGTCTTGGGCGCGACTGCTCGAGGCCGTGGCTCGACCTTGGGCTCGGACACGTACGTTGTTCTACCCTGCGTCATCCTTTGGACTCCATTTTGGAAATGTACGAGTGTGGTCGTACCGATTGCCGCCGCGTTGGGACATCTCGCGGCGAACTCGTTCGAACGTCCCCCCATCGCCGAAGAGGTCTTCGACAATGTGGCGATATCGGTCCGAGCAGCGTTCGAGCTCACGGTGAAGGAACGGCGGTGGCTCTTGGCCGTTTTCGTGGTAAAGCCAAACGATGTCGTGCACGTCGTGGTAGTACATGATAAACCGCCGAGCTTTTTCAGGAACTTCGCTCTCGGCGTCTTTCATGTACTTGACGACTTCACGAACCTCGAGTAGGATCGCGCGCATATCTCGGGCGATGCGGGCGATTGATAGATCGTTGTCGTCATCCTCTACCATTACTTGCCTCGTTTCTTCTTCATTGCGGTCGAGAGCAGTTTCCCGCCCTTATCCGCACGATTGAAATCCTTCCCGACCTTCTGCGGCACACCGCCGAAACCGCCTTTGGTATGTGCGGCGGCGGCCATCAAGCGGGCTTGTGCTGGGGTTTTGCTAGGCGTGATCGGGCTCCTTGGTTGTGTTCAAGCCCGCGATTGGGATCACATCCCCGGGCAAGAACGGGTTGACGATAACATAGATCGAAACAATCGTCGTGGCCCAGGATTGGATGTAGTCCACAACCCACTGTGGGATACCGAGCGGGAAGTGGACCGCGCCTTGGGATGCCGCGGCGACTACGGCCATGACGATGGAGATGGCCAGGCCCCATTGCTTTTGGGTCATTTGGGTGGGTCCTTGGATGCGGTTGGAGGCGATTTCACCGCGTCGAGTTGCTTTTTTAAATCCGCGATTTCCTTTTCATCGGATTGAACCTTGGCGTTCAGCGCTGCAACCCGGCCATTGGCCTCAGTGAGGAGCTGGACGTAGCTGTCCACCACTGGGTCCGGCGGGGGCGGGCTTGGGCTTTGGGCCAGCGCTGGGCGCAGGGTGAGCAACATGCTGAGCAGCAATAATCTCTTCATCGTGCTTTACCTCGGTTTTGAGTTCTTGGACGGATTTGATCAACAGGGCGATTAGGGGCAGAGGTTCAAGCGATTGCGGCTGTGGATCACCGTCGGTGGTTAAGGCCCCAAGCTCGCCCTCAACCGCCTCGGGAAGAATTGGCTGCACCTCGGTGGTTAGCAGGCCACTATGGCGCTTGAAGTCATCGCGGTAAATTCCTACATCGGCCCAATTGAAGGTTACGGGCCGGAGCTTCATCAACTTGTCCAGCGCCCCATCGGCCATAGGCTCGATGTTGTGTTTGACCCGTGGGTCGGAGGTGAGGGAGATTGAGCCCTCGTTGGTTGAGTCGATCCAGAGTTGAGCAGCCGAACCGGTCCAGAAGATGTTGAAGTGGTTCGCGCCGTATGAGCCCGTCGCGCCGTTGCGAGATGTCCAACCCTGAGCCGCGGCGAAACCATTGTAGCCGACGCAGAACAGACATGGAACAGTGTCGGAAGTACTGCCGTAGAACAGGAAGCTGGCGGTGCCGTTGGTCAGTGCGGACTGAAATGCGTGGAAGCCGTAGTTGAACGTCGCGCCGCTGAAGCCGGTTATGCCAATGGCGGCGGTCGAGCTGGTCGAACCCATCGCCGCGATCCAAAGGCCGACTTTGAAGTTGGTGGTTAGGTTCGGGACATAGGAGCCGTTGTTTTGGACATCGATCTCATCGCCGATCAACTGCCCATCGCCGCCCGAGACGATGTGCGCGACATCAATCCCGCCCCAGATTTCGCAGTTCGAACACGACGAGGCGATGTCGCCCTCACGGCGCAGGCCAGTTGAGCCACCGCCGTTGGTTTGATAAAGGACGTTGTGGAACCACCCGCAGTCAAATTCCTGGGCCTCTAGCGCGGTGGTTTCGTTGTCGCAGCCGTAGAATAGTCCCTGCTGTGGGCCAGAGTTGTTGTTAAGCCTCACGGCGAAGCGGTTGTAGGAGTTGTTGAAGCCCCCAGCCCATGGCGGGTCTGAACCACCGGGCGCGGTGTTGGGGGAGTTGAAGTTGAAATCTGTCACGGCGTTGTTGCTGATCACGCCAGTGGCGTTGATCATCGTGGTGTATTTGAGTCGGCCGGATGAACACCCAAGCCCCGAGTCGATGATGCCGGAAGACCACGTGACACAATCGTTGGCGGTTGGGACCGTGGCGATGGTAGCAAGGCCCGAAGCGGCGTTGGTTGAATTGCCAAGCGCGGTGAGGACGCCTGTGCCAGCAGCGGTGCCAGACACGGCGGTGCCAGTTGAGGCGTAGTAAGCCAATTGGCCCGACGTGCCGGAGTTGACTGTGCCGGAGCCTGAGCCTGAGCAACTGGCCCAAGCCATGGCCGTCACGCCGGCGTTGGTGATTAGACATTGGTTCGCGGTGCCGAGGGCGGTTAGGCCTGTGCCACCATAGGCAAAGCCGATTGCGGTGCCTTGCCAAGTGCCGGTGGCGATGGTGCCGATGGAGGTCAGGGATGAGAGGGTTGTCACGGCGGAGGTTGCAAAGCCGCCAGAGCCGTTTGCCGCAATGCCAAGCGCCGTGATCACGCCCGCGCCAACGGTCAGGCCCGAGACGGTGGTGCCAGTGGCGGCATATTGGGCGAGCTGGCCAGAAGTACCGGAGGAGACGGTCCCCGAACCGCCAGAGGTGGTGCATGAACCGCCAGCATCAGCGATGGTGCCGCCAGTGCCAACGTTCAAGCAATGGCCGGTGGTTAGGGTGCCAGTGACCGCGGCATATCCGCCCGCCGTGCCATTAGCAATTGCAAGAGATGCAAGAACACCTGTCCCAGCGCCGGAGAGATGGGCGATGGTATAGCCCGTGGCGTTGGTGAGTGTGCCAGATGCGGGCGTGCCGAGGGCCGGGGTCACCAAGGTTGGGGAGGTTGCGAGGACAACTGATCCGGTCCCAGTCACGGCCTTCTCACCGAGAACATTAGCGTTGTTGTATTCAATATTCCCGCTCGTGCCGCCCGAGATCGCGGTTGTGCCGACGATCATGTTGTTACTCGCCGCGCATGTGGCCCATATCATCGCGGTGGCGGAATTGTTGGTTGTGAGGCATTGATTGGACGTGCCGAGGGCCAAAAGGCCGGTGCCACCAGCGGTGAATGGGACCACAGCCTCGCCGCTAACGGTGGTGCCGGTCGAGGCGTAGTAGGCGATCTGGCCGATGGTGCCGGACGAGACGGTTCCACTTCCGCTGCCGGTAGCGCATGCAGCCCACATCATGGCAGTCGCGCCGGAGTTGGTGACTAGGCATTGGCCGGATGTGCCTAGGGTGGTGAGGCCCGTACCGCCTTGGGTAAAGCCGACGGGGACTGTTGGGAAACCGCCGGTGGAGTTGGCGGCGATGCCTAGGGCGGTGAGAACGCCAGTGCCAGCATTGGTGCCACTGACAGCCGCGCCGGTTGTGGCGTAGTAGGTCAACTGCCCACCGGTGCCGGAATTGACAGTGCCAGAGCCCCCACCACCGCCGCCATGGGCTTGAACCCATGCGGTCGAGGCGCAGGCGTTGGAGTTGTCGCCCGCGGGCCGGGTCGGGCAGAAGACCGGGGCCTGGGCGTGGGCCTGGGACGCACCGAGGGCGATGAAAGTGGCGAGGAGAAGCCTTTTGAACATCGGGATCCTCATTTAATCGGGAACGGCCAGATTGGGAACCTCCCACTCGCGCCGGGAAGGCCGCTAAGGACGATCGAGCCAGTCGCGCCGCCGTTTGTCACGGATGTAACCTCGATCGGGCCGGTTATGAATGGCCATGGGCTATAGGTGGTGTCAGGCTGTTGGATCGGCGGCCAGAAGAAGATGCCGTTGGTGTAGAAGCTGGCGCCGAGAAAGTAGTCAGAGAGGGTCGTGGCATCGCCGGTTGGTGACCAGGTTACGTTAGAGACTGTCATGGAGCCGGTTGAGAATGTGCCATAGTAGACTTGATTTCCCGGCAGCCATTGGTTGGTGTTGATGACGACGAAGCTGCCACCGCCAAGGGTGGTTGCATTGATGGTGTTGGAGGAATAAATGCCGCCAACGAGATACAGGCCGTTTTGCTGCTGGGTGGTGATGGGGAAATTGCCCGATCCATCCGCCGCGCCGACGGCAATGACAAGGAAGATAATGCCGCTGTTGATGTGGTAGAGCAACCACCCCGGCGCGACCTTGGCGTTGCCGAGGGCGGAACCGTAGGTTGAGGACTTTAGTGTGAATGACATGTAATCGCCCGACCATGTGGGGCCGACTGACATGTCGTTGGAGACTGAGATCGTCGCCTCACGCGGGACCTGAACAGTCCATGTTTTGCCAAGTGTGTCACGGAACCATTTGCCGGACTGTACCATTGTCCATGTGTCGAAGATGATTTCATCACTAAGCTGTTGGGTGATTACGGTGTAGGACGGGTCGTTGCCGCTGATGGCGGGGGCGTTAGTGCGGCCATACCAGCGGGTTTGATCAACTGGCAGGCCGAATGTTGGGTCGTTGGCGTTGAAGCGTGGCGCACCAGCGAGCAGGCCGCCGGTGTAGTTCATGGCTTGTTGCACCCACGGCGCGGAGAAGGTGATGGTATCACCCGAACCAACGCCCGGGCTGACGACATTGGCGCTGATCGTGACGGTGGTGGCGGTGTAGGACACGACTGTGGTGTTGGCCGGGATCGAGGCGGAATTCGCGGCGGTGGCGTCGATGACCCGCATGCCGGTGACTACATTAGACGGAACGCCGCCGGAGAAGTTGAGCACCCTGCTGCCGATTGCTGTCGTGCCGCTGGTTGTGGCGTTGAAGGCCGCCGAGATCTGGTTGGCCATGGTGTAGAAGTTGCAGTTGTCAATTTCCAGCATTGGCGCGCCGTTGTTGCATTGGACTATCGTCGTCATGCGCGGTACATCACCAATGGCGCAGTTTTTGAATCTGAATGGTATAGTAGCGAAGACGGTGGTGAGGAGATATGGTGGGATGAGCCCGCCCGTTGGGTTGAGGTTGAACTTGCAATCTTCGAATGTTATCCCGGAGTTGAAGCCCAATGCGCCGGAGACGTAGCCGAGGAGCGTTACATCCTCACAGTAGCAACTCCGAAACGAACACGGCCCTGCCTGGCCCATTTGCAGACTGAACCACCGCTGGCAGGATTGGAAGCTGGTCGAGATGGCGTTTAGTTGCCAGAGGCCATGGAATTGGCCATAGTTGGTGTTGTCGAGCGCATAGCACAGCGTCCGCATTTGGCAGTTGCGCAGCTCTACCAATCGACTGTTTTGTTGGTAGATGCCGATGCCGATTGAGCCAACGTCGATGATGCAGTCGTTAAACTTGGCGAAGTCACCTTGGGAGTTGGCGTTTAGGCCAGCGCCATAGCCCATTACGAAGCCCGCAATGCGGACTGACTCCATGGTTACGCTGGAGGAAAACAGTGGGTTGTTGTAGGTTGTTATTGTCGGGGCGATTGCCAGAACCCAAGCGGGGAATGTGATGTTTGGGTACGGGGCCGATGGTGGGCCGCCGCTGTACGGGTCGATCGCCACGCCGACAAGTGGGGTGTTGTTCTGAAGCCCGCCCGGGGTTGAGCCGGAGGCGTTGAAGTTCGGATCCATCCAGTCGAATTCGTCGTCTGAACGGGCGCCGCTATTGCCTTGGGCGTTTTGGGCGAAATTGTACATCGGGCCGAAGAGGGAAATGTTGCGCAGCCCACACATCCGTACGCCTTGGAAGACGATCGCCGGCGCGTTGTTGATCGTTGAGAAAATCTTCGCGCCGGCTTGGGTAAAGTCTAGGGGAAATCGGTTCGCGCCAACGAGCGAGACCTCATGAAAGGCCTCGCCGTAACCCATGTGGAGGGTGTTGGTGATCTTGTATGCGCCGGATGGTACATAGACCTCCGGCCAGTTCGATTGCATTGCGGCGTTGATGGCGTTTTGGAACGCGGTTGTGTTGTCGGTGCCGGTGATGTTGGTGGAATTGCCTGGGTACCAGGCTGAGAGCCAGAGGTTTGGGGCGGTGGCTACTGGGTTGCTAACGGTGATTGAATTGCCCGGGCCGATGCCAGTGATGGTGGTGTTGAGTGGGACGTTTGTGCCGCCACCTGAGTGCCAGTTGACTAGGGCAATGCTCATGCCGGTGGCGATGAAGCCGTTGTTTTGAGAGATTAGAGTTATAGTGGTTGTGCCGTTGGCCGAGACGTTCAGATCGCCGCCGCCGGTGTTGTAAGCGGCATCTGCCACCGCGCCGAACTGTTTGACGTTGAGTTCCAGCGCGACTTGAAGCCAGGCGGCCGAGCCATTGCCGCCGGTCGGGACAATGATCGAGCCACCATTGTCGACGTAGGTTCCAGCGGGGGCGCCAACAGCGCCGGCGAACACATTCTGGCCGCCGTCATTGGAGGTGGTGTAACCCGCGGTTTGGGCGATGAAGCCGGTTGATGCAGGCGTGAGGAGACGTAACGCCGCGATGTTTGAGACAATTTGAGGATAAAAGCCGCCGACGATTGCCATTGGTCAGAGCCCACAGACGAGTTTGATGACATCAGTGCCGATGCCGTTGACGGTGACGGTGACGGAGCCGCCGGATGGTGTGCCCTCAACGGCGTAACTGGTGTTGGCCGGGGTGGTGCGGTCGGCGGTGACACAGTTAGGCTGGGAAGAGCCGGTGTCGGAGAAGGTTACGTTAGCTGTGCCCGCGGAGAGAGTTACGGAGGTGTTGTAGGATGAGCCAGAGCTGCCACCGCCCATGCCATTGCCACCGGCGGATGAGAGCCAGGAATTGTAAACGGAGGAGAATTGGAGTTGGAAGCTGGTGTTGGGCGTTGTGCAGGTGGTTGGGTAGCTGCCGATGGTTGAGCCGTCGGTGGTGAGGAGGTTGAGGGTGGTGATGGCGTAGCGGCAGGTGAGTTGGATGATCTGGCCGTCCCATGGCGGGTTGGGGAGGGTGATGTTCCAAGTCGTGATCGCGCCGATGGGATAGAGGTTGAGGTTGGTTGGGTGGTTGAAGCTCGCGGCGACGGTGGTGTTGGTGACGGGGGAGGTAGGGACGACGTTGATCACGCCAGTTGCGTAGATCGGCGGATTGATGTAGCCCTGCTGCGCCAGAGCAAGCCCTGGAGCCAACGCCAGTGCCAGTGTGGTTAGCCACTTGATCACGTGTTTGAGTCCGTGACGGTGAGGGTGTTGTTGGTGCCGGTGACCGCAAGCGCTTGCCAAGAGCGCTGACATTCGCCCGTGAAGGTGCGCGAACCACCGTTGGCGTAGATGCGATACCCGCCGCCGAGGATGGAGGTGTTTGGGGAGAGGGCTGAGTCGATTAGGCTCACGGTACCGGGTTGGCCGCCGAGGAGGGTTGAGGTTGAAGCCCAAGTGGGGTTGTTGGCCTGGACGTTACATGGAAAGATGACGATGTCATTCAGGCCCGGGTTGTCGAAGGTGATTGAGGTGCGGTTGGGGTTGTTGGGCGCGACCACCTCCGACGTAGTGCCGATGTTGTTGAAAGCATAGACCTTCCCACCGGAGGTCGGGCCGATCGGCACTGCGCTGAAGGCTGAGGGCACGGCTTATAGCCTCCGAGGTTGTGGCTGGTCGGAGAGGCGTTTCACCAGCTCGGCGTTGCTAGCGATGATCAAGGCCATTTGTTTGACGAGGTCTTCAAGCCCGGGGATGACGAGTTGCTGTGGCGCATTGGCCTTGTCACGGGTCGCGGCCATCTCCACGTCAAATCGCTCGATGAGGGATTGACTGTGGGAGATTTCGGCGCTTTCAGGTTTGTATGCCCAGCGATCTCCAAAGGACGCGGAGATTGCCCGGGCTTCATCATCGAGTGGGTCCATGTCGGGGGTTGGATCGCCGCGGAACTCAATGTCCCCGGGCTTGCCTTTGCCTTCATGGCAGACGACGATGATGCCGTCGACCTCGTCGAATGAGCCGCCGCGAGCAACCGACACGCCATCGGGCTTTGACGTCCAATCGGAGGGTTCTTTGACGTCGAGGAGTCGAGGGACCTGCCAGCGCATGCGATCTTCGCGGCCGGTTTTGCGGTTGACTTGTTTGTACTCCCACTCCCAACGTTCGACGACGTTGAGGTAGTGGTTGCAACGTAGGCGCCATCGGGCCATGTCAGTTCTCCGTCCAGATGAAGGTGATGTTGATAGCGCCGGTGGAGATGGTCTTGCCGTCGAGATTGACGCAGATTTGCTGGACCACTGTCCCGGCCTTGGGGATTTCAAAGGCCTGGGTGATGGGGAGGACATCTTGGGGAGAGGAAACAAAGGTCGGGACATTGGGAGAGGTGGTGACTTGGAAGGCCTGCGCGAAGGCCGCGAGCAGGGAAGGGGTGGAGTCGGTGACAGTTGGATTGGCGGAATAGGAGACGAGAGTCGCGGTTGAGGCGGAGTTGAACGGGCTCAATGGCGCGGCGACGGGAAGGGCAAGGCCGGTGTTGGCGGTGCCGCCTGTGTCGAGGGAGTGGTTGAGGTTGATCATGATCGGGGTCGTGATGGCGGTGCCAGCTGAGCCCGAGACGATGATTTCCTTCAACGAGACATTGCGCGACGTTGAGCCGTTTAGGCACATTAGGTCTGTGGCCGCTGCGGGCGGGACCATGAGCACGCCCGAGGCCGAGTAGGTTGGTTGGGGGACGTAGCCGGAGATCACGCCGGGTTGTGGCACGACGTTGACTTGGGCGAATGCTGGGGCAGTGAGCCCCAGCAACGCGGCGGTGGTGAGGAGCTTGCGCATTGAGGATGGTCCTATCTGACTTGAAACCAAGACAAGGTCGGGGCGTTGAAGATGAATTTGACCGATGCCTTGGCGTTGATGGTTTGCGCCGTGAAGGCCGCGCTCATGGTATGCCCACTGCCGGCTTGGATTGTTACAAGGCTCCCTAGGGTGGTGTCGGTGTTGACTGTTACTGTATCCCCGTTTGCAGCGGGGGAAGGGAGGGTTATGTTCCAAGCCGTAGGGGCAGTACCACTCCATGTGATGACGCCACCTGGGCCGGCGGTGGTGTTCACCGTCCCAGATAGGCCCTTGACGATTGAGTGGGGGTTTGACATTTTAGTTCGCGACAACAACGCCGGCCGGGTAGTTGGATTGGAAGCCGGTCGGGCCGATGACTTGTTGGTCGAGGTCGAGGGCAACCCAGCATTCGATCGCGCCGGTGGTGTGAGTGCCGGACGAGACGAACTGCATGCGGAGGAAGCGGGGCATGACCTGTTCGAAGACCACGCGCGGGACATCGACGTTGGCGAGCTGTGCGCCCTGAATGAGGGAGGCTTCAACCACAGCCGCGGGCGATTGCCACATGGTGGTCCATGAGGCGGATGGTGCGCCGGAGCCATTGTCCGGGGCGCCTTGGAGGGTTAGGGATAGACTGGTGCCGAGGGTGAAGGCGGTGGTGACGATGGCGGAGAGTTTCAGTGCCCGGGCATCGCCAATGCCGATGTCACGCGCGCCACCACCAGCGGCGGAAGATGGAATGCCGGAGGTAACGCCGAGGTCGATGATGTTGCTGGCGACTTGGGTGCCGGTGGTGGGCGAGTCGGTGTTGGCGCCGGAGGTGATGCCACCAGTCGCCCCGTTTGACGTGCCCGTGAAGAGCATAAGGCCGTCGATGAACATGGGTAGGGTCCTTGAGTTTGAGTGAGGATTAAACCACCTGTGCTTCGGTCGAGGTGATGGCGTCAACCGTCCGGACTGGAACGCCGCGGAAGGTCGTGACGACCATGCCGTTGAATTCCTCGATCCGGAGTAGGACGTTGGTTTTGTTCATCGCTTGCAGGTCTAGGTAAGTGCGGATGATACGGTTGCAGTAGAAGACCAAGCGGCCTTGGTTAGCCCGGACTTCGGGCGTGTCGGAGGTTTGGACGGCGGTGGCGTTGGCCGGCGCGGTTGGGAGGCGATAGAGGCCACGGACGAGAAGATTGATCAGGTTTGCGGCCGAAACGCCGGTGAGTTGGGTCACGTCGATGTTTGCCACGCGGAAGACATAACGCCAATCGCGGAGGACCAAGCCGATTTCCCATTTGAAGTGATCGCGGTAGGCCTGGTAGGTGTTGGAGGCCGAGTCAAGCACCGGCCATTCGCCCATGTCACGGTGTTGAAGGCCGGTGATTTTGTTCTTGGGGAATGTGGCGTGGATAGTGTCGTTGCCCCACACCACGCCCCAGATGGAGGTGTTGGTGTTGGATGTGCCGCCACCGTTGAGGACGTTGTTCGCGGTTTGAGAGCTGGTGGTTGTGACGGTGGCATAGCGTGTGGCAAGGCCCGTGAAGCGCTCGGGGTTTACGTGTTGATTACCGTAGATGATGGTTGTCGCGACCTGTTGGGACATGCCCTCGAGGAAGGCTTTGACCTCAGACAGGCGGAACTCGGCGGTGTTGCCGTTGAGATCGGCGATGTCCTTGTCGATGACCGCGTAGGTTTCGAGGTTGCCGCATGTGTCGACAAGCTGCGCGGTGGTGGACTTGGCGTTTGGCACGCCGGTGTTGAGCAAGCGCCAGGTCGCTTGGGGGAGCCCGGTGCGGACCGTGGTTTTGTGCCCGGTTTCTTGGTTGCCCATGACGACGAGCATGTCGTCGAGGATTTCATTGGTCTGGGAGAGGAGTTCGATAATCGTGGCGACTTTACCTTGATTATCCATTCGCTTCGCCCAGTCCGCGTAGGTGAGTGCGACTGAACCGATGGTTGCCATTGGGGTTAGGTCCTAGGTTGGGGTTGGTGCATTGAACCAGTCTGAGCGAAGCTGTTCATCCCGCGACGGGGCCTGGGTTATGCGGTGGAGGAGGGTAGGTGGGGGTACATCTGTTGGGCCAAGGATGGCCGGGCAGAATTCGGGGCGACGACGGGCGCTGGGCCGGCGCCGGAGACGTGTTTGCCTTCGATGAAGCGTTGGGACATCTTCCAGAAGGCCTTGACGAAGCCGGGGTGATCGCCCGCGCCGGTGAGGTTCATGGCGTCTTCGAACTCGCGGCGGGTGGTGGCGTCGAGGGTGTCTTTGAGCTGGCCGATGTCGGAGCGGATTTGATCAAGGCGACCGGACATCTCGCGGTCGTCGTTGACCTGCTTGCGCCAATCCGCGCGCATGGTTTCAACGGCTTTGATTGAGGAGTCTTTCATCGCGGCGTTGTAGGCGTCGACAAGCTTCTGGGCCTGAGCTTGTGTGAGGTTAAGTTCGCGGAAGATGGGGATAGCACGGTCGAGGGTGGGTTGGTCGAGGGATTGACCCTCGGGAGCGGTGAAGGTATACCTTTCCGGGGCGCCGGGCGTGGGGGTGGCGGGCTTATCACTGGGCGTCTCCGGGGATGGAGTCGGGGTAGAGGTCGGAGCCAGGGTAGATTGGTCCTTCAGCGTCCCATCCGTCGTCCGGGCTGAGGTCTCGTTCGGCTGGGGAGAGGGAGAGGGAGAGCTTGGAGTCAAGTTCGGTTCGTCGGCCATTGGCGTCTTTCATCATGGAGATGTACTGGTCGGGGCAGTGGGCTGTGATGTCGGCGAATATGCGCAGCCCGACGTTGCGCTCGCCTTTGAGAAAGGCCTCGTGAAGGGCGTTGCCGGTGAAAGGATCACTGAACAGATGGCAGGCGGAGAGGAGGTCGTAGAACCACAGTCGGCCCGAGGTTGTGGCGAGGCAGGACTTAAGAAAGTCGATCTTGGCGAGTTCTGCACGTTGCGCGGCCTTCTCGGCGATGCGGACTTGCTTGGTGTTGGAGCCATTGTAGGGCATGGGTTAGCCGCCTCCACCGGGCGTTTGGCCCATCATCGCCTCGAGGGCATTGCCTTGGCCGACTGGGGCCTGGGCGAGGTTCTTGGCACCGGCCGAGAGCTTGTTGGCGATGTCGGCTTGTTGGGCTTGGGCCATTTGGTCGGCGCGCTGTTTGCGGATTTGAGCAAGGGCCTCGGGCGAGCGGATCATCTTGGGGTCATTGCCGAGGAGGGAGGACATTTTGTCGAGCCCGTAGTCGACGTCGATGTTGTCCATGGCGGATGGATCAACCCCGGCGAGTTGGGCGCCGAGGGTGAACATGCGCTCGATGGAACCGGCGCTGGTTGCTTGTTGGGCTTGGGAGAGCATCGAGATGAATTCAATGTTCAGGAGTTCGCCCTGAACCTCCGGCGGCGGCGGTGGTAAAACCCCGGCCCGATTAGCGATAGAGAACGTGCGCTCGACGATTGGTTTAAGAACCTCTGTATCGATGCGCTCAAGTACAGGTCCCAACATAACAAGCGCCTCTGACTTGCGCAGGTCCCACTCAACCGCCGTAACGTTCGAGCGAGTTTCGTACTGACTGGCGACTTTGAGAACATCATTGAAGAAGATCTGCGAGATACGTTGCTTGACCTCTAGGAGGTCTTGGGTGATTTCGGCGACGGGGAATTTGGACTCATAGACCGAGGCGAGCCCGGGTTTGCCACCGGCGGTGAACCCAGCAACATACGTAATGCCGCCCGGGGTGAGATTGGCCGGTTGGTTCTTGAGCTGGACATCCGCAACAAGTGGAGGATTGACCATCTTGTCAATAGCTTGCGCCTTACGTCGCTGTTCAAGTTGAATTTGCTTGATGTCTGGTAGAGCATCCATGCCAGGGCTTCGGCCATACGGATCGTTAGATACGAGGTCCCATCGGCCGATGATGATTGGTTTCTCATTGTAACCTCGCTTACGCAGGAAGCCGGGAGGGGCAGTTGCGCCGCCTTGAGGGGATGTGCTGCCGCCCCATTCCCAGTAGACTTCGCGGAAAGCCAGCTTGGGGTCGAAGCCAAACTGGCGGGCGTTGCCATCGTCGTTGGGCTCGATGCTATGGGCGACGATGAGTTCGCGGGTTCGATTGGCACCGCCGGGGTCGAGGTAGAGTTCGCGGATCGGGGCGGAACAGTTGTCAAGGCCGAACTCAGCGACGCAGGCATCGACGGTCATGGTGAATTCGCGGTAGAAAACACACGGGCGGTATTTGCCGTCGATGTCGACGTAGTATTCGCCGAGGCAGGGGTTGATGAAGTTGACAACGGTCTTACGGTCGAAGTATTCGAGCACGGCAGCAGTGCCGAAGACGACGAGGTCGAAGTAGAAGACGCCGATGGAGGTGTAGAAGTTTGATTCGGCGAAAATCAAATACAACAGCCGTTCACACTCAGCGAGCCAGAGGGAGACGGGGGAGGTTTGGGTTGAGTCGAGTTTGCCAATCTTGAGCCGGAACCATTGTTGGGTGGGGGAGGATTTGCCCGAGACGAGGCCGGATGCTAGGTTGCGGGCGGAGATAGTGCCGGTGGAGTCGAGGATGTGTTGGTTGATCGGGGCGCCGCGGGCCATTTGATTGGGGGTGATCAGCCATTTGTAGCGCCGGGGGAGGATGTAGTCGGCCAGTTCGCGCCAATGGACCCACCAGGAATAGCGGTTAACACGAAGCGCGATGAGTCGGCCTTCGCAATAACGATGGTAGGCATATTCGGCCTCGGAGATCGGGCGAATGGGGCCGATCTCGCGGGCTTCAGTTGGTCTGCGGGCCGAGGCTTGGCGAGCCAACGGGCTGGTCCTTTTTGAGCAATCTACCGTCGCGGTGCATCAGTGCGGCGGCCATGAGGAGGTATTCATCGGGCGGGGGTTGTGTGGCGGCCATGGGGGACGGGGCGGGCTTCTGGCCATCACGGCGCATTGGGACAACGAGGGCCATGGGGTTATTGTCCGAGTAGGGTTTTGCCCTGACCGCCAATGGTGGAGGCCTGGGCGGGTGGGGCGGCGGCAGCAGCGAGGAAGGATGGCGTTTGCTGTGGGACGGCGGAAGTGTTGGTGCCTTGGGGCTGCTGTGCGGGCGGGGGAGTGGGCGGGACGTTGGGCGCGGCGGGGGCTTTAGGCCTTGGGGCGAGGAGACTGCCAGCCGCGCCGACTAGGGCCGAGCCAAGGCCGATGGCGGCCGAGACTGGATCGCAGAGGATGACGTCGTAGAAGAATGGGAGTTTCATGCTGCGAGTCTTTCGGGGGAGTATGGATCATATTCAGATTCAACGAGGTCCTTGTGGGGGAATTCGCCGCCGGCTAGGGCTGAGGCAACCAACGGGCCGCCAAAGGTTAGGGCCAGCGCGTCGAGATCGTCGAGGACGAGGTTGGGGTTGTCTTCGAGGAGGTCTTCTTTGGAGACAAGGAGTATCGCCCCGGTTTTTTCTTGGAAGATGTAGCGAATGGAGAGCATGGCGGTTTTCAGCTCGGGGTCATTGGGCAGCGCGGCGGTTTTAAGCCAAGCTCTGACAGCACCGTACATCGCAGCTCGCATATTGGCATACCGCTCTCCGGAAGTGTCAAGGCTAACTCCGGAAATGGAGTCCTTTGCGCCGAATTGCACTTCGTGAACAGCAAGGCGGATGTTACGACACTGATCAACAACGCCGCCGCCAACGCCACCGCCATCGATGTATATGCCATCTGGGCGCCAATCGACCCAAGCGTCGAAGATGCGGTTGGTGAGGTCGGTGGTGGAGAGGCCATTGTAAGATCGGCGGGCGATTGATCGGGCATCACGGCCTTTGCGGGGAAAGAGGACGGAGTTGTTGCCGCCGTAACGGGCGACGTCAACACCAAGGGCGAGGGGAGTTGCGCGGTCAGTGTAGGGGACTTCGCGCGACATCGCGGCGTCGATCTCGGAGACTGAGAAGAACTCCTGCATGCCGCGGCGTGGGAATTGGCCGAGGACACGGATGCGGACGAAATCACTGTCGGCCCCGTAGAGGCGGATCCATTGTTCGAACCGGGCTTTGTTGGTGATGCGGACTGTGCGGGAGTCGATTTGGGTCGAATGCCATGCGTCGGCGTGGGTTCCACCCGGGAAGCATTCGCGAAATCGGCCAGTGTTGCGGGTGGGGTTGCCGAAGACCAGCCAGAGGATTTGCGTGTCGGTGTCGGTGAGGGCGCCCTCGGCTGTTTCCCAGATGATGTCGTCGATTTCGGACGCTTCGTCGAAGACCAGCAGAATGCGCTTGCCTTGGTTGTGAAGGCCGGCGAATGCGGCGGGGTTGTTCTTGGACCAGGGCACCATGTCGATTCGCCAGGTGAATTTGCGCGTTGGATCACGCGAGAACAGGGCGGTGGCTTCGAGCTGGAATAGGTCGCGCGCGAAGAAGCAGAGGTTAAACCATTTGCCGAGTTCTGCCCAGGTTTTGGTTTTAAGTTGGACCTCGGTGTTGGCGGTGATGGTGCCGCGGCAATCGGGGTAAGTGCAAAACGCCCAGAGGATGAGCCAGGCAACGGTGGCGGATTTGCCAATGCCGTGGCCCGAGGCGGTGGCTTCTTGGATTGCTTGGTTGGGGGTCAGGAGGCCGATGCGAATTCGCTCGAAGAGGTTGCGTGACCATTCGTCGGGGCCGGAGTACTTTTCAAGAATTGAACCCGGGACATTCCATGGGTAGGCGGTCTGGGTGAACGCCAGTGGGTCGTTCTGGACTGAGACTAGCCATTCTAGGACTTTTTCGTCCATGGCTATTGGCCAATTCCCATCATGGTTCGGAGGCGCGGGGTGACGGCAGCAGCGACCACGCCCACGTAGTCGGATTGGGGATTGTCTGGGTACCAGAACGACCACGGATCGGCGGCCCAGGCTATTAGCTGTGATACAGACAGCTTCGCCGTACTCATCATAGCGCAGGCGATGCCTGGACCATGCGGCGGATCGGAAGTTCCAGTGGCACTGTCTGCGCCAACAGCACAGCTTCCTGCGAAGTTTCCAATTGTAGTCGCGCTGCCAGATTGAACGGAATATGTGACCGCGCCGGTTGTTAGATTTGTCCAAACGAAGTTGCCTATGCTCGGATTTGCTGGGAAATTGAAGCATACAAAATACGGCGTTAGTGTATATATTTGGCTGGAGATGGTTGCTGAAACATCTCCTCCGCTAAAGAGTTCTAGGTTCGCCGGGCTTGATAGGCCTTTTATGTACATGCCAATGGAAGAGCCGATGTCTAATATGACAGTTTTGTAAGCAGCACCAATGGTGGTGTTCATTATAAGTATAGCGGCGCATGTAATCGCTGAAGGTGGACTAGCGGCCTTTGAAGGAAAGACATAGCCGCCAATGCTAATCATAGGCCCAAAGGAGGTTTGTGTTAAAACAGGTGCCCCGGCACCTCTAGCACTCGGCGTGACAGAAGCGTGAAGAGGCATATACCCGGGAAGTGATACCCCTGATGGGATAGCAATAAACGAGCCGCCGTAGGCTATTCCTTGAGATGCCGGATGCGACGGGTCAAAGCCAGGCTGTCGACCGGCAGGGAAGGCAAGTGGGTTGCGCCAGATGCCGCGGCGATTGTAGGCGAGTGGTGGTAGGCCAAGGGGCAAGGTGGTGGCTCAGTACTGCATTGAGAACGGGGCAAGGGCAAGGGTGTTCGCGGAGGACGCGAAGGTCTGGCCGGTGTTGTTTTGAAGGAAGGTGTAGAACTCGAGGGCCTCAATGAAGGTTGGCGCGGAGGCGTAGATGTTGGCCGCGGTGATGGTTGTGGAGGGGAGGGCGATAACGGCGTCGGGAGAGCGGGCTTGAGAGGCGTTGGAGACAGTGGTTTCGAAGTGGGTGCCATCGTAGGATGGGATCCACCAGATCGATGCAGCGGCGCCGGCGGTAAGGGCGGTGCCAATAGTGCCGAGGGTGAGGAATAGGCGGCCGATCATGCCTTGAGCGGTGTTGGAGTTGGTGAATTTGCCCGATGAGCCACCAACGGATGACAGGGCGGTGTTGCCAGTGGCGAGGGAATTCATCTCGGTGGTGAGGAGAGTGAGGGCGGTGGCAAGCAGGCCGTTGTTGGAAGTGCCCGGGCCCCAGAGGAATTGGGTGGCGGCGAGAGCGGCGGTGGGAATGAGGAAGGGCGACAGAGCAGCGGCGCCAAGGAATGCACGGCGAGAGATGGCGGGGACGAAGCGGGATTGACCTTCGTAGTGTTCGAAATGGCCTTCGCCCTCGAGGACGGGGTCGATGCCAGGTGGGTCGAAGCCAACTAGGCGTGGGCGATAGATGCGGCAGAGCTTGGTCATTGAAGTGGAAGTCCACCATTAGCCGGGGCTGCGGCGGTGAGATCGTTCGAGTTCACCGGCCCGTTCAGGCCACCACCACTGTTTTTAGCTGGAACGATGTACCATGGTTCTACCAGTGCCTTGGCGGCGGCGGAGAGACAGTTGATCGTCGGGCCGTTGTTGGGGAAGTTCTGGACGACCAGCGCGACGGTGAGGTAGGCGGTGTTGGCGGTGCCACCTAGCAGTTGGCCGGGAGTGGCGAAGAGGGACATGAGCTGTTGCTGGATCGGGGCGGTGAGGGATTCGAATTCGGCGTAGTTGATGCAGTTGATGATCTGGGAGCCGGTGACGTAGTAGGTGGTTGGGATGGTGCCGGTTACGGTCCAGGCGTTGATTGCGGCCAGTTTATCGGTCGTGGTCAGGCCAAAGAGCGATGTACCCGCTACGCCTGAGGGCATTGCGCCGGACGAGGCGCTGGATAGGTTCCAGTCAGCGACCAGCGTGGCGTAGTAGGTCGCTGGGTCAGTCACGGCGAGGGAGGTGCTCGCCCAGAGCAGGGAGAGGGAGGCGGCGAGGAATGCGCGGAGGCGGCTATTGCTGAACATAGGTCAGGTTCCCAGCGATCTGCGCTGTGCCGGATTGGAAGATGCAGAGATAGTCCGCGGCGGTGGCGGTGACGGCGACTGTGCCACCGCCATTGCCAAGGGTTAGACCGCCGTTCGCGATCATGGACATGCCATTGGCCGCAGTGCCGGACGTGGCGACGCCAATGACCGCGGCTTGGTTGGATGTACCGCAGGTGGCCGATGAGCCTTCGGCGAGGGAGACCGAGACGGCGGATGGGACGACGAGGGACAGCGAGCAGACGTAGATCTTCTTGGCCGAAACGCCGGTCACGAGGGCGAATGTGCCGGAAGCGGACGAGAACGCCGCGTTGGTTTTGGCCTGGAACATGCATGGATCAGCGGCGGTTTGGTTAGAGGCCAGAACGACCGGGATGCTGGCGCTGGCGGTGGTAGAGCCAAGGGCTAGGGCTGAGCCGCCGACCTGGGAGAGGTTGACGGATTGGTTGGCGGCGAGTGAGCCGATGGTGTTTGAGCCCGGGAGCAGCGCGGTGTTTTGGGTGAGGACGATAGGGGTGATGAATGGCGTGACGGTAGCGGTGCCGGTGATGGCGGTGGATAGGAGCAGGCGCACCGCCATGCCGTTGGGGTAGATGAGGAATTGTTTATTGGTGCTGGCAACGAGGGTGTAGGGGAGGGAGATTTGGGCGCCGGTGGAGGAGGTAGGGTCGACGACTTGATAGGCGGAGATGGTGGTCCAGTTGGTGCCGTCACCTGAGACCTGGAAGTTGATCGCACCGGCTGTGATGGTAGTGGTGGTGTCGAGCTGGACGAGGTAGGCACTGGCTTGGGCGTTTTGATTGATGATGGTTTGGGTGGTGTTGACGGTGGTGGAGGATGTCCAGGCAGTGCCAGTGATGGTGACGTTGCCGGGGGCGGTGAGCAGATGGCCGCCAATGTCGTCGGTTTGCATCGAGACGGTCTGGCCGGCGGTGAGATTGGGGGGAGTGGTGGAGTATTGGACGAGGGTAGCAATGCCGTTGGTGGGCGCGGTGCCAGCGGCGATGGTTGAGTCGATGGTTGCGCCCGCGTTGCCAACAATGCG